ATTTCCTCCAGCGCCTTCATAAAGGGCTCATGCTCCTTCAGATTGTCAGGCAAAGGCTTGCCTATCGCTTGCCGGTCTTCAAAGTGCTTATGAACCTCCTCGCCCCAAATTATTTGAGGAGATTTCGGCTCGCTGTTCTTGAGCACATACTTCCAATGGAATTGCCGGGGACAAGTAACGAACGTAGACAATGCGGAATAGCTCCACGGGCGCGGATTAGCCATATCTTCTTCCTTTACACGGCTATTAGCCACTATGGCTAATTCGCTCTCAAGACCTTCGACATATCGAGGTCCGAAGGTTGTGGTGTCTCCAACATCACGCCTTTGATGTTGTCGAAGACGGGGCTGTCCTTGGTTGCGTCGCACAGCATGTTGGCCACCAGCTCGCACTGCGCCATCGTCGGCTGCTCGTCTTCGCTGTCGAAGTGGAGGATCAGATAGAAGCTCATGGATCAATCCCCAGCTCGTCGCAGATCGCCTGCATGTGAATGACTTGCGTGTGCGCGTCGTCCAGCGCCTGATGCGCTGTGCCGGACACCTCGGCCGGGATGTCGGGGGCCAGCCCCTTTAGCGTGCGGTAGCAGCGGTCCAGCCTGAACGACCATGGGGCGTCGAGGTTCAGCGCGTTGAACGCATTGCGTAGAACGACGTTGTCGAACGTCGCGCCGTTACCCCACACCCCGGCTATCGGGCTGGACCGGTCCCCGTCGAACGGAGCTGTCTCGGGGATAGGCTTTTCATACCAGTCGATGAAGCTGGTCAGCACCTCCCACAGCGCCACCGGGTCGGACTTCTTCAGCGCCCTGCGCGCCTCGGCTCGCTCCTCATCGAGCCACCAGTCCACGGTCGAGCCATCGACCTTCAGACCAGCTTTAATAGATGAACCAAGATCAACACGAGTATAGAAGGCGTCCAGAATATCAACACCTCTCGGATCAAACTTGATCGCGCCGATTGCGATGATCGCTGCATTGTTGCTCACTCCCATTGTTTCCAAGTCTATACAGACATGAACTTTGCTATGTCTTACGGCTACCATTTTTGAAACTCCATTGCCTTGACCATGCAGCAGCGCGCGCGACGCCACTCACCTTCTTCAGGATGCGGTCAAGATTGTCCTCTCCGAATGACGACAGCACATAGCCTATGACTGTCGCAGTTTGATCTTCATCAAGCCCATGCAGCTTGTTTTCTACTTCATGAACGGTTGATAGAAGCGAAGCCCCGTCATCGACGGGGGTAGTCATTGGCTCTCCGATGGCATGATAATCTCCTACTTGTTGTTCTTCATATCCCTTCGGCTCAACCCTGTCGGATGCACGGGTGTAGTGATCGCGGTCATCCAAGACCAACCATCACGTAGCACCCTCGCTCTAACGCGCGCCGGAGTTATCTTATACTGCTCGCACCATGCCGTTAACGGCTTTGTTTCTCCTTCCATTGTCACCCAAACAGTTCTACTGGTGTTACGCATCTGCTGTGTGTGCGACGCCCACATACAGTTGCCGGGCTCATACCCTTTAGTGCGATCAACACGCTCGATCGTCATACCGTCAGGGCGTTCCCCCATGTCCTCCAGAAAATTGGCGAATGACAGCCACCGCTCGCAGACTGTGACCCCTTTGCCGCCATAGTGCTTGTAGTTGACGTTATTCTGGTTCTTGCATCGCCGCAACATTGCATACCATGTCGTGTATGTCGGCGTAGGCTTACCAGCACGACCATATCGGTGGCCGTGCTGATAATTCGGGCTAGTTATTGTTCTTGGCTGATCCATCAGAGTTCCGAGGGTAACTATAGTTGTCGTGAGGACTAGCTGCGCGAGCATTGGCGAGTGTGTTGGAGCCGCCTTTGGACAGCATCTTAATGTGGTCCACCGTCTGGCCGGGCTTCAACATGCCTTTCTTCAGCATCTGACGGCGCAGGCGATGGCGCTTGGCGTTCTCGGAGTTGTGACCGGTGCCGATCTCTCCGCGAGCTTTAGCTGTGGCATATTCTCTAGCGTAATCCCTGACGTAACCGGGGCTGCTAGGCATCGGTGCTCTCCTCTAGAGAATACCCGCACCTCTCAATGAGATCGAGGTCGTAAGGCACACTGAACTCTTGCGTTTCTCCACGTAGAATAACAGTGTTTTGTGCTCTGTCCAGCCGAACTACCCGGTATCGTTTGCCGGTGTGGATATTGCGAAAGAACATCATTTTATCTCCTCCAGCGTTCCGTATGAGAAGCCCCACTTGGCATCCCAAGGCATAGGCACAGGCGACTTGAAGCCCCATGCCTCCTCGTAATCGATACTGTCAAGCACAGCTCTCATCTCCATTATGGTGTCAAGCGGTATGTCTTCTTTTACATAGAAGATAAGCCCATCGTGAAGATCGAAAGCAAAGCGCCCTCCCATGTTCCTGACGACAGGAGCAAGCGCCGCCATCGCCAGATACTTCTGGTCCGCGCCGGTGCCTTGGATGCGGTAGTTGATCGAGGTCGAGCCCATCGACCAGCCCAGCGCTCCGCCCCAGTCGCCCAGCACCGTAACGCGCCGGCCGGCGAACGTCTCCACATAGCCGGTCTGCTGCGTCTGATCGATCTGACGAGCCCAATACTGGCGCACGCCGGGGTAGGTGCGGTGATATGTGTCGCAGATGTCCTGCGCCTCCTCGATGGTCATGTTCAGCCCATACTGGACCCGCGCCACGAACAGCAGCTTCTTGGCCGAGGTCCTATACTGAAGAGAGTTGTGGACAATCTTACCGTTGGCCGCAAACCTGTGACGAGGGCCACAGTTCACAATGTCGTAGACCCACGCCTTGTGCGGTTCGCAAGGTTCTGCTGTCGCGTAGCCAAGCGCAAGTTGCCACGCTCGTAGTGGCCGTCGTTGTCCACTCGGTCGATGTCCAGTCGTTTGTAGGTGGGGTGTGGAAGATGCTCCTTGACCCACTCCACCGCCTCCTTGACGGAGGCAAAGCGACACTCGATCCCACGCCCGCCGTAGTTGTGGTAAGACTTGTCTGATGGATTGTTGCAGCGTTGAAACCATGCGTTCACACGCTTCTGCAACGTCTTGTCTACCGCTGTCTCGCAGATCAATCGGCCGCTGGACATGTGGCGCTGGCGCGTAGCGCACGCCTTGCACTGCACCGAGCGCCCCGTTTCCATGAACCGCAGATTGGCGTCCCTCTTCACTCCACAGTCGCAGCGCGCCTGAACATAGAGCGCCCCCGATTTCTGAAAGGGTGCGTCGGACAAGACCGTCCACGATCCGAACCGTTGACCGGAACTGACGCGGCCATCCCTCGCCCAGCGCGGGTTCAATGCGCCAGCCATGTCTGGCCGCGTCACGAATTTCGACCCAGTCGCCATCCACCAGCACCTTGTGCTCTGGGGTCGCGGTAAGGCTGTCGTAATTAACGACAACCTTGTAGCCGCTGCACACCACACCATCATGGCTGACAAAATCTTGCCCGTCCCAGACAAGATCGTCAGCACGCACATGTTCGATACTGCAAGGACCGCGATCTGTCAAGACTTGGGTTCCGGCAGCCATGCAGAGGTTAGCGATCTTGCCGAGCTGGCGCTGCGCCTTGGCGACCTTATCGCCGGTGTGGACGCGCCGGATCAGTTCCCGGTAGTCCACCCGCGCGATGGCCGCTCCCATGAAGCTGTGGGCGTCCTCACCGGGCTGGCACAGCCCCAGCATCGTCTCGTCGCCCGAGGCGACCGCCATCCACCTGAACTCTTGGCTGGCAGCGTCGAACTCGACCATGCGGTAGCCCAGCGGGGCGCACAGGATCGACCGATACTCAGGCCCACGCTTGATCTGGTGCAGGGCGAAGCCTGTGGGCAGGTCGACGTTGCGCTCCTTGCCCGTCTTGGGGTTCACCTCCCGCGCTGGCTGGTCGGAGCTATAGGTCATGCGCCCCGAGTAGGTGCCGAACATGCGCGCCTGCGGATGGGCGCAGCCGTCGCCATTGTAGAGGGCTGACGCCAGCGGCGTGTCGGCGAACTTGGTGCGGTTCCCGTTGGCGTCCCTGAACGCCTTGACGATCTCAGCCCTGACATCCACCAGCGCCAGCTCGTGCAGCGTCTCCTTGCCGGTGCTGTTGGCCCCGGTGGCGGTCTTGACGACCGGCTCCAGCCCCCACTTGCCGAACATCAGCTCGCCGAGCTGCTTGGACGAGGCCAGCACCTTCTCTGTGGCCCCATAGGGCTCCAATTCGCGCAGGGCGTAGGCAGCCTCGCTGTTCAGGTGAGCCTGTAGTTCCGCGGCGGCGATGATGTCGATAGGCAGCCCGCGCAGGTTCGCCAAGGCGACATGGGGGATCGAGTGCGCCTCGATCACCGCCGCCTGAAGCTGCGCCGGCGTGAGCAGGTTGAACCACCGCTTGGCCAGCGTGATGGTCAGGGCAACGTCCATCTCGTTATACTCGGCGAGTTTCTTCAGCTCGTCGGGATCGGTCGAGTGAAAGTCGATCTCCTCCTCATAGCCGGCGAACTCGGGCAGGAACTCCCGCACACAGGTCTTCAGGCTGTAGGACCGCTTGCGCGCGCGGGCGATGTCATACTCGGGATCGACATCGTAGTGCTTCCACAGCAGGTAGCCATCGAGCCAGAAGACCCTGAACACCAAGTCTTCCAGCCCGTAGGCGATCAGCCACTGGATATCGAACTGCACGAACCAGCCGACAATGCTTCGCTGTTCGCGAATAGCGAACTCCAGCATGGCGCGCATGTCGTCCTTGGACGGGAACAGCTTGCTGACCACAAGCCACTCGCCATCCTTGTAATAGCGCCAGACGAAGCTCGTGACCCACGCATCGCCAGTGGCGACCCTCCATGGCTGAAGGGCATACTCTGGCTTCGTGCCCGACGTTTCAACGTCGAAGCCGATCACTTGGTTATTGTCCCAGCTCACTTAACCGCTCCTCGATAGCTTCGCTGATGGCGCGCAGGAACTCAAGGCGCGTCATCTCCTGTAGCTGATACTCCAAAAACACCTCCAGCGGCACAGGGCGAGCCGGACCACCGTCGATATGTTTGGACCAGTTATGATACCAAGAGTGCAGAACTTTCTCGGCAATGGTCTTAGGCTCGCTCATATCGGAAACTCCGTAATGGTGAAGCCGGGCTCGGGAGACTTGTGATGCGCGACCGGATCGACATGGTGCAGCCAGCCGTCCGCACCCTTCACAAAGAAGGCCACCTGCATTTCGTCGATGTTGGTGTTCGGGTCGATGCTCTCCCCCTCGTCGCCGGTCCCCATGATGAGGGCGTTACCAGCTAGGATCGCCGTCTGACCAACGACCGCAAAGAAGCGGTCGGTGCCGTTCAGTAGCCCCTCGTCGTCGACATAAACGGCATCGCCGTTGGCGAGGCCAACGCAGTCGAACGTGCTGGCCTTCAGATGCTGGTATATCTGCTCGATGTTGTCCTGCTCCAGCTCAACCTCACGCACCTCGAACTTGGTGGTGTCGATCAGGATCGCCTTATGCGTTTTCATCTGGGGCTCCATAGTAAATGTGTCCGAGGCGACGAAACTGGTCGTCGGTTATGACCGCATGATATTCGCTATCCAGTTTCGACTTCAGCATGCTGATCGCGTTACACGCGCGCCATGCCTGCGCCGAATGTTTTTTGGTGAACGTCTCCCCTACAATAACGGAGATTTCGGTCATCAAATCGTTGACCTGTCGCACCTTCTTGGCGAGCACCAAGTGTTCTTCAAGTGTAGCTCTACGTTTCATCATCATTCTCCTAGGACTTGCGCAATTTCAAAGGTATGAATGTTGCGCCATCTATTGATGAAGTGGCGCATGTATGCTTCATGCGCCGCATCGTGCGACTTATAAGGGCCGAACACAAGATAGTCGGTTCGACCCTCATTGAAGTAGACGATGATGCAATACATCAGTCTCCCCCATACAGATTGTTAAAGATCACCTCGCGCTCAGCGACGTAGCCGCCGTAGCCGTTTATCATGTTGACGACCACTTCCTTGGTGATCGCTGTAGTCTCGATGCGCTCCAGCTTGTAGCGTTCTCCTTTATGACTGCGCGCGAACTTGCGTGCAGCATCCAGCGTGGCAAAGACACGCGCTCTGCCTATCAGTTCAACTTCATACAGTCTCATGTCCGTTTTCCTCCCAAAATCTCCGAGACACGGCCACCGTCAACATTGAACCGGCGACCGATGGTTGCCATGTGCATACGCGGATGGTCGGCCGCGTATGCTTTGATCTGACGCTTCAACTCGGGCGTCACTTTCGCCCGTGTGTGAGGCGCGCGGCGCACTGCCGGGCGGCGATACAACTCGGCTACATACGTCCGAATATTACGCGCCTTCGCCTGCAACTCCTCGGCGTCCATCGCCAAGTTGACAGCCATCTCCTGAAGCTGCGCTGCCATAATAGTCAACTCGTCTCTAATCTCTGGTATCTTCATCGCCATTCTCCTAAGCGTTAAGTGCGGGGTCACTCGATCACGCGTGGGTAGCGTGTGGAGCAAGGAGATATGTCCTCGTCGAGCCCCCGCTGCCGGTGTTACAAAGCCACTTACCGGCTTGGCTATTCTTTATTTTACCACCTCATAATCATGTGTCACGTAGCCGATGGAAGCGTCGCCTCTCTGATGGGCGTCGATCCATGTGCGCCGCGTTCCGCAGCGCATACAGGTGTGATGGTTTGCGTCCTTCTCCTCCCAGATATGTGTGGTTTCACCGCATCGAGGTGATGCCAGATAATACCTCCAGTGCCCACGCACTTCATGCGCGCGGCGATGCTGAATGTCGTGCTCAGCTCGACGCAATACCCTCCCCAATGAGCGCACAGTCCTAACCTTCGACGTATCAATCTCAATACACTGATAATCTAGGTAAGGAATATTCTTTAGCCGCTTGCGATAGGTCCCTGTGCGCGGCACATGGATCGTTCTTGTCGGCACATAGTTGATCGCTGCGAGCATCATAACCAGCAAACGGATGTCGCCACTGCACGCAATCGCGATATTGTGAAGTTTCTCGACATAAACCCGCAGCGCCTCGCCGTCCATTTTCTGCATATTCTGCGCAATAGTTCGCGCATACAGCGTCACGCCGATATGCTGAAGATGGTCCATGATACGCTCTACATCAGGAGAGTTCTGGATACCCCAACAGATCGCTGACAGGTCACGCATGGTGCGCAGGATGCCCTGATGCCCTTGTGCTTGCATCTCAGGTGCAAACTTCTTGGTGTTTTCCGGCCCGAAATAATGCACGAATGGCATCGGGGCGAACACATCCGCCATGTCGCTGGTGTAGGTGCGTGCGATCCAATCCGTAGGCGTCCCGTTATTACGTGAAATCCAGAAGCCGACCACTCCCTGCTCGGGGTAATCCGAAACCCCGCGCGGTTTAACACCGACCACGCCACTCAGACTAATGGCGCGGTCGATATCCGCTTCTCTATACTCGAACCACACATGCTCGAACGGCAGATAGGCTAGAGAGCTACGCGCGATGATCTGGTCTAGCCGTCTAGGCGAGGTCGACATGATGCGGGTCAGGAAGTCTTCGCTCAAGTTGAACCTGCGTGTCTCTTTCATCCGCATGCGCACTTTTGTGAGCCCCATAGCGGAGAACTCCTGCATAGCGCGGTCAGCGAGTGTGAAGTCAGGCGTGCCCATCACCCATCCCTCCAGAGTATCCATACGATAGAGGCTATCAAAGCCGCTGAAACACTCATCAAACTCATTACAATACCAAGCATTATACCATAGATAACGTCGCGCATCTTCCCCTCCTGATGGGGGAGGCTAAATGCCTCCCCCAGCTATGTCACGCAGCCTTCCGACGGCGCGTTGTGACTTTCTTCGCGACCTTCTTGGGAGCTGGCGGCAGAGATTTTGGCTTACGCCGCACGGCGGCAGCTTTCTGCTGCGCCTCGAACTCCTGCACATCACGCAGCATGAGCTGTGCCCGCACATTCATCTCACCAAAGATTTCGTGCAGCTTGATCGAGCTGTTGTCCTTCAGCGAAGTGACATACATCTCCGCAACACCAGTGACGAACTCGTCAATGGTCGCGGTCCGAGCGAGGTCATACAGCCTATCGCTAAGCGTCTTTCGGATACCTCTAGGCATAACTCAATGCTCCTCATCAAGGAGCCTATCGGCCAGCTTGGCGACCGAGTAGGGGGACTTACGGAACGCCGCAGGGCGCGGCGCAGGCATCGTAGTGGACACCGGCTCAGCCGGTTCCACGCGCATGTTGTCCATGATTGAGTGAAGGTAGGCTGTCGTCTCATCAAGGTTGCCCCCGAACGCCAGCTTGCTGACGCTGTTGGAAACGTCGTAGACCACGAACCCACCACCGCTGCCAACCATGATCGTCAGTGTCATGGTCGGGGTGTCATCATCAGAAATCATCATCTTCTCCTTCGGCATCTTCGCTCAGAAACACTGCCATAAGAAATTCGCTGCTGCCTGAGCCTGTCGCAACACGAACCTCTATCTGCTCATCGGGCCCCCAGTCAGGGGGCACGACGCGCATGATCTCTCCGATAGGCGTGGCACGATCATGTATCATGATAACGCCATCACCTAGCCATTGTGGGGGACGCATCAGTGTGTGCCCGTGCAATTCTAGAAAGCGCGCAAGGCGCGTCTCGATACGACGCACGCGATGGCCGATCTCCTCGATTTGCTGGTCCACTTTATTCTCCTCATCTTCCTAGATTGGCCGCGAGCATATCCGCCAAGGTCTCGGCGTCCATGCCCTCGGTGTCCAGAATATCCGCGATCTCTGTTGGGTAGTCGAGCAGAAGATTGAGCAGCTTCTGATAGTTGGTCGAGCCGCTGGTCAACGAACGCTCGGCTGCGAAGTCGCCCTGATCGAAGATGATCGGATAGTTGGACCGCGTAGCGTTCACGCCGCCCTTGATCCAGTTCGCATGATCCCAATCGTCATAGTGATCGGTCCAACGATAGCGACCCGCACCGCCCCAATACTCGACCACCTTGGGATCACGTTCAGCCACCAGCTTGCTCGTATCGACCTCCGTTATACGTTCGAGTAGATCGTAGGCGAAGTCGAAGTCCTGCCATTCCTTCTCGGTGTGAGCCGAGTGATAGCCCACCGAGAGGTTGGTGCACTCGGGGATGATCTCGGAATACTTGGCAGTGTCGGTGAACAGGCCGGTGTCATCCGGCTTATACTTGCCCCCGAGCTGCGCAGCCATGGACTTGGCAAACGCATCGCTTGCCGTGCGATGGCCCTGATGGGTGATCACACTGTCGTATCCCTTGCGGTCGAAGGCGATGGCAAACTGAACACCATCGAGCAGGCCGGGATCGTTCTTGGCCAGCCACGACGAGCCAAGCCCACCACACTCCTCGTCACGATGGAAGATGTAGTGACCGGGGATGCCGCGCAGGATCATCTGGCGCATGATCCACACACCAGTCGCGCAGTCCGCGCCAAGGCAGGCAGGCTTGCCCGGCTGCTTCTCCTTCAGCATGAACAGCCCATCGCCCTTCAGCACGATCTGACGCCCGCCATAGCTGTGAACGCTATCGGTGTGGCTAGACCAGAGGACATTGGTGTTACCAATGACGAGGTGGCGGTTGCCATAGCCATCGCCCCACACACCGGGGATGGTGTCGACGAACTTGTTGACGAACGCCTGCTCTGCCTTGGTGCCGGCGGGCCGGCAATACGAAAGCATTTCGTGCATCTCTATAATCGCCGCCTTCTTGGACGGCAGCTTCTGGGTATTAAAAGACATGACGTTCTTCCTTGTTGGATTGGCTCGCACGACGCGAGGCGTTCGCCCAGATCATGGGCAGGAGGTTGACGAGGGCGACGATTGCCGCCCCCGCCATGAGTGCGAGTTCATCACTCATTTACAAACAGTCCGTTGTAGATATCGATGATGTCGTCAATGGCGACATCCTGGCAGTCTTCACCCACCAATTCGCGCAGTGCGCGCAGCTCAGCCATCCGCTCACCGAAGTTGGCGGTAGGCTGAGGATGCTCGAGATACTCAAACGCCCAGCACGGCGGCACATAGTTCACATCCTGAACGCGCTCGCGCTCGACAGGATAGTGATCGACGTAGTCGCGCATATACCACTTGCCATCGACGCCCTCATACGCGAGCGCATCACCTTCGTCGATGCGGTAGACGGGCACCGAGACGACCTCGTCACGATACCAGACGTTGGTCGCCTGATAGTGGAAGTCGAAATCGCGCCCGCTCGGGCCCTCGACACGACGCAACTCGGTGAACTGCACATAACGCTCGATGATGACATCGCGCGCCTCGACCTCGTCCGAATACCAGTCGCCCTCGAACTCATAGGCGTTGTCGTCGCACGCGTCTTGGCTCCAAGTCTGGGTATCGCCGTTCTCGTTGGTGATCACCGTGTGCACGCGTTCGAACGTCCACTCGCCGTGATACTCGCAGTAGTTGGCGTTGTCCTCCACATAGCGCAGCGAGTAGGTCCTATCGTCAACATCCGTTCGGTCGACATGATTAGAGAAGTGGACGTCATAGCCGCTGCAGTAGAACGCATTTCTCCCAAGGCAGTGCGGGCACCAATACTGGTAGTTGTGCCGCGAGCTGTCGAGATAGACGCGCGTCTGATCGCCTTCGTCCATCTCGTCCTCGCAGTGCTCACAGATCGGCCCATCTTCCTTCATGTAGGCACGGCCATCAGTGCGCTCGCACGCAATCTCGCTGCCGCCCATGGTGAACCAGTCGCCTGCATCATCGACGCCATTGGGGCCGTCGATATACGGCATGATATAATAATCATGCTTCTCGATCTTGCGCATCCGCGCGCCCTTGAACGTCTTGCGGGAGGCAGGGACACCGTAGTATCCGCTCCGCTCATAGCCCAGCGCCTTCAACGCGTTGTTGAGCGCGTTGTTGTCGGAATAGATGCGGTTATAGATTTTCTTCTCAGGCCAGCAGATGCAGCGACCAAGCGTCTGACCTTTGGCGTTGCGCATCACAGCCAACGCCAGATCAGGCGAAGCATAGGCGCGCACCGGATGGACGCCGTTCGTGCTGAAGTTGCCAGCCGGATAACGCATGCAGGACACTTCAAGCGCGCCGGTGTTGGGAGCGAAGTTGGTATACGCCTCCTCGATCAGATCAGCGATGCGCTCGACCTCCTCCTCATCGTCGGGGTCCTTGACCGGGCCGATGAAGGTGACGGGCGTCGTCGCCTCGGTGGCCATGCGGAGCTGGCGCTCGGTGATGATCTTGCGCCAGTTCGAGCCCCAGAGAATATCATAGAACTCGTCGAGCGTATCGACGCGATGGCGCTTCATCTCACGTTCGTGACTGGGCTTGAGGCACTTGAGACACAGGTCGATGAAGGCGTCGATGGACAGCAGCGACTGCTTGTCGGTGCGGCCCCTGAACTCATCCTTGGTGTAGGCGATGAGGCTCGGGCCCTTCTTCGCAACATGCGGGAAGGTATCGGGCGGGGAGAGGTTCTTGATAAAGTCGATAACGGGCAAATACTCTTCGTTATCGAAGCGAGCCTGCTCGCGGTCGCGCCAGTTCGGATCACCAGCCTCAGGATCGACTTTTCTAACTTGATACTTGCGCTTGGTCAGCGAGGTCAGGCGCTGCGCGATCTTGGCAGCCTTCTTGCCATCCGCGTAATGCTTGCGGGTGACAAGTTCGTTTTCCTGAAGGTCGATAAGCATGAAGACTTCCATTTTATACCCCTAGCGTATAGCGTGTGGTGTGTGGTGTGAGAGTAGGCGGATCAACCGCCTACTATCTATATCGTAACAGACTGAGCTGTTATGTCAAATGGCCGTAGCGGGCGACCACCATTTCGTGCCCGATCTTTGCGTCAGCCAGCGTCGAATATCGCTGGCAGTCGATCTCAAGCAGCTCCGTCTTCGAATGTATCCTTTCACTTCCCTCCACACTGTCAGCAGTGTGGGAATGTCGATCTCTTTTGCGTCGAATGCCTCCATTGCCGCATCGAGATAATCCGCCGCAGTCAGCGGCCCCTTACGCTGATGAAAGGCGAGCTGCGCGTCGTCATACTTGCAGCGTATACTGCGAACGATCTCCTCGGTTTCGAGAATGACAGGGTGCATTGCCCCTGTCACAGCGTTCAAGGCGCGATGGGCGATCATTGTCGCGTCCTGCTTGTCGCCATACGTCTCGATCTGAAACGTAGCAGTGACCTGATATTTTGGCATCGTAGTTCCTCCTCAAATTTCGAGTGCTTCAATCGAAGCGCGGAAGCGTGCTTCGACATAGCGACCTTCGCTCAGGTGCTCGACCGTCACCACTTGCGGCCACCAGCCATCCATACTCACCCAGCTCTCCGAGTTGGGTTGGTATTTCAAGACGAGCAGGTTCGGGTCCATCTCCTTGAGACGGTCAATCAGTTCTCCAACGGTCATCGCTTATACTCCTGAGTATATCCAGTTGTGGACGATCTTTGCTTCATCAGGATACTTATTTTTGCAGCGTTTCCATATCTCGTTCGGCAACGACGAGTACTCGGGGCCGTCATCGCCAAAGCGAATGAGAACGCCCTTGCGATCATCGAAGGCTGAGTGTGTCCCATACAAGTAAACGTCGGTGCAGTCGGTGCTGCCGATATACTTGCAGCACCTTGGGTTCATGCAGTCGTGCTTATAGAACGGCATCACACTTTCTCCTTATGTGAGAAGTGAAACGGCTCGCCCATTAGTGCCCCCATCACACGCGGCAGCGTAGTAAGCACGCGCTTCAGCTTCATCGAAGAACTCGCGTTCGGTTATCGAAGTGAGGACCCAGAAGCTCTCAGGAGTTTCGGGGTCGTGATACGTCTGGCGTATAAGCTGCGCCTTCGCGCAGGTCGCAAGCGTTTCGAGTATGGACTTGTCCATCGTTATCCCCCCTTCGCTTCGCGCTGTGCGCCATCGCGTGCGCTTTGCGCCATTGAACGGATGCGGCCGTAGCCACCGAGATTAATGTAGTAGAGACGCGCTGCGATCTCGTCCGCACTCACACCGTGGAAGGTGTGAGGCGCGAAGCGCAGGGCGGCGATGACGCCTGAGAGGTAGGCGGCACACGCCTTGTCCTTCGCGGCATTGCCGCGAAGTGAGGGCGAGCCTGCGATGAACTCGTCGCAGCTGATGAGAATGCGGGCCATCATGTCCATATGCTTCGCTCCTTTCAGCTAATGCGCGCTTTGCGCGCATTCCAGTTGCCATAGGATTTGGCGATGGGCGTGCCCGATGGGTCTTCCTTGATCCAGAACTTGATCACATCGCCGTGGGCGAGGTCGCGCAGTGTGTAGACCTGAAACGCACCCGGCTTATACTCGATAGCGGTAGGTGTGCGCTCGCCCTTGGCGAGCGCTTCGTTGGCTGCTTTCTTCGTGCCCTGCACGTAGACGGTTTTTATAGACATCAGTTGTCTCCCTTCTCTGCGATTGCGTTCAGCTCAAGCTGAAGATGGGCGGGGATGTGGGACCAGAATTTTGCTACGCAGCGCGTATTAAAATCGTCGTTGCACTCGCTGCGCGGCTGCTTGTCGTAAAGAGGGACAAGCGCATTCCACAGGAAGCGATACAGCTCGTCTGAGCACGGCATACATTCGGCCACGGTGTCGGGCGACCAGATGGTGAGGGCAAGGTGAGGCGTTATATTCATCTCGTATATCCTCTTGGTGTGTGGCCCTTGCGGGCGGCGTTGGTGGAGTGCGTCGCTGCGCTCCACCAACTATACACATTATAGCACAGCTGTAGCTTATGTCAAACTAAGCACGCCGGCGGCGACCTAAGATTGCGTTCGCAATCTGCTTCGCTTCCTTGGTGTATCCTTGCCATCGTTTGCTGATCATGGAGAACACACGGTTTGGCGCGTCTGGAAACATAAGCATCAGTTCAACCAGCACAGCGATAGTCACATCCTCAGGCATAGGTGGTAGCTTGACGTTGATCGGCACATTGGCCAAGCCCTTCTCCCTCGCGCAGGCAAGGATGGCGTGCGCTTCAGGGTATTGAAGGCGTAAGTCTTCATCGTTGGTGTTGCGATACATCTAAGCCATCTCCGCGTTGAATATGATGCCGACGCGTCGAGCATCATCGTGAACCAATGCACGGACGAATTCACTCACCGTGAACTGGGGTGGTATGCTCGTGCGCTTGGGCAGACTGAAGCACACAGGGCAATTACGCGGACCACGCCCGTGAGCGTGGGCGGGCAGGAGCGGGCGCTCAGGCTCCCTTGCTTGGCGTTCTATCAGCCAGCGAAGATACACGCCCCGTGGCAATCCGCGTCGGGCAGATACCTGCTCCAATAGCGCAAGTTCAGCCGCGCTCAGCATGACAGTAGCAGCGGCCATCACTCGCAATCCCTCTGCTCGTAATCGAACGGATATGGCAGCTCCTCATCTGGATCGAAGTCGAAGCTGATGTCCGGCTCACCTGAAGGGAGCGTGCGCCCCCACCGATCCTCCAATATCTCCATACGGTAGAGCATCACCGGGTGGTTTAGGAACGGGCGCACCGCGTCGATTTGCTTGGTGGTATAGATGCGCTTGAGCGCCACCATTGTGGTCGATTTAGCAGTCAGGCTCTTAGCGAGCCAATACACCCGAGGGATGCGCCAGATATTTATGTTGTCCTGTGAGCCTGTCTGCGCCTGCGCCGTAGGTGGTAAGCTGTCGAGTACTATACTGCGTGCGTATACAGAATGGCCGAAGCCCTTAGCAGCGGCGATAGCTTGCAGCTGCTCTAATTCCTGCTCACTCAAAAGCAGAGTTAAACGTGATGTGCGTCTGATTACCATAGGACTACCACTCCAGTGTGTGTTTGGTTACAATCTGGTTGTAACCCCATTGGTGCAGATGTCAAGCCCTCAGAGGCTGTTTTTAGCTAAATTTAAGGAGTAGGTTATGTAATAGAACTATTAGGTTGTTGAATTCGTTGGCATAATAGTTCTATTACATAAGGGGTTGAGAGTAAGGGGGGGGGTATGTTTTTCATGCCAACACAGACCCCCCAAGAAAAAATGGGGCGGTTTTATTGGGTGTTTTACACCTACCATCTTTATCATAATCTATAATCTTATAAATCAATGACTTCTGCCCCACCCTTTCAGGTAGCCCCGCCCCACCCTAGTTATGTAATAGGACTATTATATTAAATTTAAGCGTATAACAGCGCCTACGCGCCCTAACTACGATGCCGCGCGGGGGGTCGAGCGTTAAATTTAAGTGTATTAAATTTAGACAATAAAAATCCCGGCGCGCCTCGCGGCGGCCGGGACAAAAGAAAAGGGGCGGCCTCTCGGCCGCCCCCTGTATTAGTTTTTACAGTTCGCCATCGGCGTCCACGTAATTTGCTTCCCAGTTTTCCCGGGCCGCGCGTTCCATGGCGTTCGCCATCTCGGCGAGCTTCGGCGACATATGCAGCGCATTGTTGCGGTAGACCAAGGCTTGCGCCGTGGCCATGTTGAGCGCAACGCGCGCCCCCTCTTGCGAGTTAGTGATCTTCACTGTCTCGCCGTTTGCCTTAGTCACGGCATTCGTCGCCGCTTCCTTGGCCGCTTTCTCGGCCTCGGCCTTCTTCTTGGCCGCGCCTTCAGCTTGCCGTGCCTTGCGCTCCACCTTGTCGGCTTCGGTTTCCGTAACCCGATGCCACGCCGACGTTGACGCGGCCGACCATTTGGCCTCGGCGTCGGTCATGCGGAACTTGCCTTTGTCCAATTTCTTGGTCTTGGGCGACATTCCGAAGTCGACGATGCGTCGACCGAACTTGAGCAATTCGGGCCCAAATTCCGGCCAGTTGGCCAGCGCCTTCCCACGCCATTGCGGCTCCCATCCCGCGTTATCGGCCTTCGCGGCCTCAATCGCGCGGCTGTCGCCCTCGGCCAGCGCCTTGGTCGCCGTGTAACCATACCGGAAGTACGCCCGCAACAGCTTGTCTTCCAACATGGTCCCGGCGATTTCGACGGCATGACCGACGGTTGCCTCAACTACGCCAAGGCGCCAACCCTGTCCGGCGATGCCGGTTGCCACGTTCGTGTCAGCGTCAAGTTGAAACTTGACGGCTTCCACGTTCGAGACGGCCGGCGCGTCGGCGGCGGGAGCGGCCTTGGCCGCGCGGGTTTTGGTAGCAGTAGCCATTGGATTTACCTTTCGTTGGATGCGGCGCGAGACGGTTGTCCCGCGCGGCAATTACAGATTAGTAGATTGGCCGCTTGTGTCCAATGTAAAGCGACAATATACGCGTGGCGTATAACAGTAATTCTTTTTAGATTTGGGGGGGGACAGGGGCAAAGAGAACTCTCGGCCCCCTGCTTATACTGGTCCCACAAACATTATGGACGGTTTTTACTTTACGGTTAAGTCTCAGCTAAAATATTTTTAGCCATTTTATCTTTACAGTCAAGTCTCGGCTAAAGTAAACTAAAATTTTATACTTAAAATTGACCCCGAGGATGAGTTGATTTATAAGCCAAGCCTCCCCGACTTGACTTGGCCCGCACCGCGGGCCATTCTTCTTTGGCCCATTCTCCGATGGCGTCACCCACAGGGGGCCGGCCTTCTCCGTTAGGCCGGCCCTTTACTTTTCCGCGCTCTACGCGGATATTTCACAGCCATGAGCAATCAACTCGCCGATCCGGCCGCGCTCTCGTGGCCCGCCACACTCCCTATAGAGGTGGCGTTGAAGACGACGACCGTCGAGGACATCCTTGACGCTTATGAACTGACGTTCGAGGAATACGAAAACCTCCTCGCCCATCCAGCCTTTATCAGAGAAGTCGCTGCGGCGACCGAGGCGCTTCGCGAGGAGGGCATGTCCTTCTTCATGAAGAACCGCCTTCAGGCCGAAGCGATGCTCTCCCGTCTCTGGCAGATGACGCACGCGTCGTTCGACGAGGTGCCTGCCAAGGTGCAGGCCGACCTGCTCATGTTCAGCATCAGATGTGCTGGACTGGATCGGTCTAGGGAGCAGTCGAAGGAACAGCAGGGCACGCCCCTGCAAATCCTCATTAATTTGTCTTGAACAGGAGACGACAATGGCGAGAGGAATGGTGCCGGGCAAGACGATTGATCCGGCGACGCAGATCATCAAGTCGGCCAAGGGCCAGCCCCCGGTCATGAACGACACCAAGGTTCCGAAGGGCAAGGGTAAAAAGGCCCCGCCGCTAAAGCCGGCCCCCAAGGGTGGCAAGGGTAATCCCTTCGCCAAGCCAGCGTTTGGGGGTAAGTAATATGAATGAGGTGTTAGCCCTGCTACGCCACATGGAGCGACACATGCAGTCGCTCGAAGCAAAACTGGAGGTTGTAATGGCTAATCTTGACGTTCTCACTGCCGCTGTCGCCGAGGCCACTTCGGTCGAGGCTTCCGCCGTCGTCCTCATCGCCGGTCTGGTGGAGCAGCTGACGGCTGCCCTCGCCGCCAACGATCCGGCGGCTGTTCAGGCTCTTGCCGACCAGCTGACCGCTGCGACCGCGCCGCTGGCGGCTGCGGTGTCGGCGAATACGCCGGCGGCGTGATGACAATAGGCCGGGCGACGATGGAGCAAATCTGGGCCAGCAAGCAGTTGGTCAACGGCAAGGCCATCGTCGTCTGGGCCCCTCATGGGCCGGTCAACGGCATGATGCCGTCACTTCCGAAAAAGAAGAAGAAGTAATGGCTGCGCCCAACATCCTGCCGTATACGCCGCCGCCGACCGTCCGCGACTTCATCAAGGACTTCATCCCCGGCCGCTTGTTTTATGACTGGATCGTCGGCCCCTATGGTCCAGTCTCAGCTGATACGGAGTTCCTGACCCCGTCCGGCTGGAAGCGCATAGACGCTTACACGCCGGGCGACCTCATCGCCCAGTGGGAGCCGGCGTCTGATAATGACCCTGCCGGCGGCGCGCTGCGCTTCGTCGCGCCGCAGGACTACATCGTCACGCCGGCCGAAACGCTACTTCACTTCAGCAACAAGCACTCAATGTCGATGGTGCTGTCGCCATGCCATCGGCTGGTCTATTACGATCACTTGGGGCGGCTACAAGAGCGCCCCGCGGGGGTTGCGGCGCAGATGCGCGGCAAGCGCACCATCCCTACAGCCTTCTGTCCGACTGAACGGCCCGGCACAGGATGGTCAGATGCGGTCTTGCGCTTGGCGGTCGCGATCAACGCCGATGGCTACTTCCCGGCGACGTCTCCCGGCTCGACTGCCCGCGCTGATCGCTGCCACATCGTCGTGCGCCGCGACCGTAAGAAACAGCGGTTGCGTGAGTTGTTGCGCGCTGCCGGCGTCGAGTGGCAAGAACATGTGTGGGAGGGACGACCGACAGAGACCAGCTTTAGTTTCGTTTCGCCTTATGTCGGCAAGACGTTCGCCGGCAAGTGGTGGGACGCCACGACGTTAGAGCTCGAAGCCGTGCTGGACGAGGCGCTGTACTGGGACGGATGGACTGGTGGCAAGGGGGGTAAGGAGCGCCGGTTCGGCACGACCAGCAAGCCCTGCGCAGACTTTATCCAATACGCAGCGCACGCTACTGGAGGTCGCGCAACGATCGGCACATATACCGACCCTCGCAACGCCGACTGGCGGCCGTTTTATTATGTGCAGATTGCCAGCAAGACATCCTACAAGCGCGCAGTGAACCTCAGCAAGGCGACACAGATCGTTACAGTGCCGGCGGAGGGCGGGAAGCAATACTGCTTCAGAACAGCCTCGTCTTACTTCGTCGCACGCCACAACGGGCGGATTTTTGTCACAGGTAACTCGGGAAAGACGACGGGCCTCTTTTTCAAACTGGCCTACCTCGCGGCGCTGCAAGCGCCGGGTCGCGACGGTATAAGACGCTCCCGCGCAGTGGTGGTGCGAAACACCGCTCCGATGTTGAGGGATACGACCCTCGTCTCGTGGAATTACTGGTTTCGTGACGGCGAAGCAGGCAAGTGGCTGGCCACCGACAAGACCTTCGTCCTGCGCTACGGGGATGTCGAGTGTGAAGTTCTGTTCCGCCCTTTGGACACGCCTGACGACGTTCGCCGCGTTCTCTCTTTGGAAGTGACCTTCGCCCTGCTCGACGAGTTCGTGGAAATCCCGCGCGAGATCGTGCAGGCGCTCTCGGGCCGTGTCGGCCGTTACCCGGCCAAGAAGGACGGTGGCGCGACGAATTACGGTATGTGGGGTGCGAGCAACCCCGGCACCGAGGATGTCTGGTGGTATGACATGCTGCACACGCAGCTCCCCGGCAACGCCAAGTATTTCCACCAGCCGAGCGGGACCAGTCCCAATGCCGAGAACCTCGAAAACCTGCCTGCCAACTATTACAAGGACCTCGCGGAAGGAAAGACGCCCGACTGGATCAAGCAGTTCATCGATGCTGAATGGGGCTACTCTATCAGTGGAAAGCCTGTCGTTCCCTCCTTCAAGCCCGATCTCCACATTGCCAAAGCCCGCCTGCTCTATAACCCCCAGCTACCGCTGGTGTTCGGCTTTGACCCCGGTTTCGCGGGAATGGCTGCGATCTTCGGCCAGCAGGACCTGCACGGACGGCTCCTCGTCCTCGGGGAAGTGATCGCGCAAAATATCAGCGCCGAACGCTTCATCACCGAGAAACTGCGGCCCTACCACAAGGCGCTCTTTCCCGACGCCAACATCATCTGTGAGCCGGACCCGGCGGCGGCGAACCGCGCCCAGACCGACGCGAAGTCGGTCGTGGACATCATCAAGCGTTATTACCCGGCCAAGCCGGAGACCAATAACCGGCTTCCCCTGCGCCTCGACGCCATCGACTATTTCACCGGCAAACTCACCGACATGGGGCCGGCGCTCCAGATCGACGCCAAGCAGTGTCCGACGCTGATCCGCGCCCTCAAGGGCGGCTGGCGCTGGGAGGTGGATCAGAAGCGGGGGTCGGTCATCAAGGGCGAGGTTCCTGAGAAGAACCCCTACAGCCATCCCGGTGATGCCTTTGGTTACTTATGTCGACATTACCAAAGAGGGGCGGAAAAGGATTATAGATACAGCCAAGCGAACGGCGGGAAGGGGTTCAGGCCCCAGCAGCCCACGTTCGGCGTGGGCAGCTACCACTATCGATAGGGACGGAGCACTATGGTCGACACTCGCTATCCTGCGCTGGCGCAGATCGAATTTCCGCCGCCCGACGTTATCGTCAACGACGACCCCGGCGAGCCGGTCCCGACGAAGGTCATCAAGTCGGAAGAACTGGCCCAGATCGGCAACCATCTCGACCGGCTGTTCACCCAGTTTGTCTCGGATCGGCGCATTCTGGAGCTGAAGTGGCTGCGCAATCTGCGCCAGTATCTCGGCCAGCACGATCCTGAGATGGAGCGCAGTATCGGACCCAACCGGTCCAAGGCGTATCCGCGGATCACCCGCGTCAAGGCGGTGACGCTGCTCTCCCACATCATGAATTTAATGTTTCCCGGCAATGAACGTAACTGGGAACTGAAGGCAAGCCCCTCGCCGGACCTCGATCCGCAGGACATCATGCAGGCGATCCAAGGCATGATGGAGAAAAACGCCGAGGCCGGCGTCGATAGCCCGCCCGATGAGGAGATGCTGGAAGCCGCCATCAAGCAGATGGCCGAGGAGCGGGCCGAGGACCTCTCGGAGCTGATCGACGACCAGTTGCAGGAGATCGGCGGGGATCAGACCCTCGACATCATCAATCTGACCCGAAAAGTGCTGTTTTCCGGCATTTTATACGGTCTGGGCGTCCTTGAGGGCCCCTTCCCGCGTCCGACGACGGTCACGCAATGGGACAAGGACCCCTATTCGGGCTTCCCGATGCCGACCCTGATCGACGCTTTTAAGCCGACTTACGAATTCACGACGATCTGGGACTTCTACCCCGACCTGACCGCCAAGACTTTGCGCGGCATGGACCGCTATTTCACCCGCAAGGTGATGGGCCGGTCACAGGTCAAGGCGCTCAAGAAGCGCCCCGGCTTCTTCTCCGAGCAGATCGACCTCTATTTGAAGCAGAACAACGTCGGCAACTATAAGGCGCAGCCGTTCGAGCAGGACCTGCGCATGATGGGCGTCAAGGTCAACGTCAACGAACAGAAGCCCGAGGCCGACAAGTATGAAGTGATCATCTGGCACGGCCCGCTGTCGGCTAAAATGCTCGAACTGGCCGGCGTGGATATCCCCGACGAGCTGAAGGGCGAGGACATCGAGGCGGAGGTCTGGATGCTGGGCGGGCGCGTCATCAAGGCCGACATGAACGAGTGGCGCAAGCTCGGCGTTGAGAACATGCGCATCTACCACTACTTCCTGTTCGACGAGGACGACACGAGCCCCATCGGCAACGGTCTGCCCAACAACATGCGCGACAGCCAGATGTCGATCACCGCGTCCGTTCGGATGCTGCTCGACAACGCGTCGGTCGTTTGCGGACCCAATCTGGAGCTGAACACTGACTTGCTGCGCCTCGATCAGGACCTCGCGGCCATCGCGGCTTATAAGTTCTGGTATCGCGAAGGCACCGGGCCGGACGCTGCGCAGCCGGCGGTGCGCAACATCCAGATCGACAGCCACATCGATGAGCTGATGAAGGTCGTGGACCTGTTCATGAAGTTCGCCGATCTGGAAACCTTCATCGGGTCGGACCCCGGCTCGAACATGAACAAGATGCCGTCCGAGCCGTTCCGCACGGCAGCCGGCGCATCGATGCTGCGGGGGCAGGAGCAGCTTCCCTTCAAGGACATCATCCGCTCCTTCGACAGCTTTACCCAGAGCGTGATCCAAGCCCTCGTCACGTTCAATAAGAAGTTCAACCCCGACCTGACCCCCAAGGGCGACTTTAACGTGATCGCGCTCGGTGCGACCAGCCTGATCGCCAAGGAGCTGCGTGGGCAGTATGCCGACCAGTTGGCGCAGTCGCTGACGCCGGCCGAGGCCGTGCACGTCGATGAGCGCAAGATGATCGAGACGCGCTTCAAGGTCCGCGACATGGGCGACTGCCTGATCTCCAGCGAGGAGGCGAAGCGTCGTCAGGCGGCGCAGGCGCAGGAGAGCCAAGAGCAGCGCGAGATGCAGACCGAGATGCTGCGGGCGCAGATCAGGACCGAACTGGCCTCGGCGATGAAGGAGATCGCTCAGGCCCAGAAAAATCTCGCTAATGCCGACGCGACGAAGATCAACGCCGCGTTGGATATTTTGGAAGCAGGAGCAGGTGGCGATGCGAACGGAGAAGGAACTGAACCGGCGGAAGGAGCTGATGGAGCTGACGGTTCAGCTTCAGACGGCCAAGGAGACACCGGAGATCAAGGCCCTCCGTCGTTTTCTTGAACTCACCTACGAGCAGATGTGTGAGGACTTGGTGATGGACGGCCCGCCCAATCACCACATGCGCCTACAGGGCAAGGCGGAAATGATGCAGCAGCTCGACAAAATGTTCGACCGGCCGCTCGCCCCCGCCCAGATGCAGAAAAAGGAAGCCTAAGATATGACCGACGAAACCCTCGAACAGACCGTCGCCCCGGCCGAGACGCCGGCCCCGGCCCCGGCCGAACAGAGCGCTGAAGACATCTTCAGCGCGGCCTTTTCCCAGTTCGCTTCTCCCGGTGAGAAGCCCGCAGAAACCGCCTCGACCCCCGAACCCGTTGTGCAGGAAGCTCCGCCGGCTGATGCAGCGGAGGAGGTCGAGGCGGCTCCTGAGACGCCCGCCGAGGAAGTGGGTGAACCGGTTCGCACCACAAACGAGCCCGCGCCGCCGGCGCAGGAGCCTCCTCGCTTCACGGCCGACGAGTGGGCGCGCTTCATGGCCGCACAACAGCAGGCCAACTATGCCCAGCAACCCGCTCCTGCGCCCCAGCAGCCTGAGCCGCGCCAAGTCTTGTCGAAAGAGGAGGTCGAAGCTGTTCAGGAATTTCGTAAAGAATGGCCCGATGTCGCCAAGGCCATGGACATTCAGCAAAAAGCCTTCGCCGACAACCTGCTGAACTACGTCTTCAACCAGTTTGCCGAGGTCATTACGCCCGTCGTGCAGCAGGTCGAGGCGGTCGCCGACCGCAGCCATGTCATGGATATTTACGATTATATCCCTGACTACGATCAGGTCCGCGAGCCGGTGATCAACTGGGTTGGCAAGCTGCCGCAGAGCGCCTTCCGCAACTATGCGGTCAGCGTCGTGCGCGATGGCGACCCCAGCGACATCCAGCAGTTGGTCGATCAGTGGCGCGTGTTCAACGGCGTCCCGGCTCCGCAGCCGGCGGCTCCGGTGCAGCGCAGCTTCGCCGCGCCCGCGCCGGCGCGTCCGACCATCCAGCGTAAGGCGGCTGACCCGGCTATCGCCCGCGCAGCGGCGGCGATGGCTCCCGTCAAAAGCCAGCGCACGGCGGTCGTGCAGGGCGACGACCCCAACGACTTCGACGGGGCGTTCGAGCGGGAGGCCGCTCGCGCGGCAGCCGAGCGCGAGCGTCTGAACGTCCGGCACTAGGAGTTAAAAATGGCCCCCTAACCGGGGCCATTTACATTTTAAGTAAAATGCGAGAATAATCTCGCCATTGGAAAGTCCGATCTGCCCAGCGCGTCCAAACAAGCGGACCAGCGATTTCGGCCCAGTCGGCTTCTGAACCGGAAATCCGATCAGGAGCTAACAGATGCAAATCACCAACTATGGCGACATCTCGCCTGCCGTAGCCGCTTGGTCCGTCGTTCGTATGCTCGAACGCGCCATGCCCTACCTGCACTATGAAAAGTTCGGCCAGACCTATCCGCTGCCGACGAACAGCACTCAGACGGCTAAATTCCGCCGTTACTTCCTCAGCGGCGCAACCGGTTCCGCCGGTCTGTCGCAGGCGAACTCGAACTACTACGTCCCGCTGGCCACCACTCCGCTGGTGGAAGGCGTTACGCCGGCTGGTTCGCGCCTCGCCAATCAGGACTATACCGTCACCCTCGCGCAGTATGGCGATTTCATCACCATCACTGACGTTGTGGACGCGACCCATCCTGACGACATCCTGAAGTCGGCCACCGACACGCTTGGCGAGCAGGCGGCTCTGACCGTCGAGACGCTGCGCTTCAACGTCCTGAAGGCCGGCACCAACGTCTTCTACGCCAACAAGGTGGCCGACCGTGCGCATGTCGCGTCGGCGATCACTCGTGAGGACCAGCGCCGCATCACCACGGCCCTGAACCGCCAGAACGCGAAGAAGATCACCCAGATCGTCGCCAGCTCCGCGGACTTCAACACGAAGAACGTCGAAGCCAGCTATGTGGCCATCTGCCACCCCGATCTGGAAACCACCCTCCGCGACATGACGGGCTTTATCACCGTCGCCAACTACGGCCCCCACACTTCGCCTTACGAGGGTGAGATCGGTTCGTGCGAGCAGGTTCGCTACCTGACCTCGACCGTGAACACTCCTTGGGCGGATGCGGCGACCAACACGGCGGTCGGTTCGTGGCGCTCGACGGGCAACGTCGCCCCCGACGTTTACCCGATCATCTTCCTCGCTCGCGACGCCTATGGCATCGTGCCGCTGAAGGGTAAGTCGGCGATGACGCCTCTGGTCGTCAACCCGAAGCCGGCCCCCGGCGATCCTTTGGGACAACGCGGAACTGTGGGTTGGAAGCTGTGGACCTCCACGGTCATCCTTCAGGAGCTGTATATGGCCCGTTTGGAAGTTCTGTGCCCGGCTTGACGGGTCCCATGAACTGGAAGTAAGGTCTCCCGTCTAACCACGGGAGACCTAATATGGACGCAGACTTGGTGAGGGCCTTACTTGATTACGATCCTGAGACAGGACTTTTTCGATGGCGACAGAATATTTCCCGCCATCGAGCAGGCGCTGTCGCCGGCTCGCAAAGCACAAAAGGCTACATGGAGGTTCGTTACAAAGGTAAGTTTTATCTTGCTCACCGGCTCGCGTTTCTCTGGATGACAGGGCGTTGGCCGAACCCGATGGTGGACCATATCAACGGGGACGGGGCAGATAATCGGTGGTGCAACCTTCGGGAAGCTTCGGCAACCCAGAACGCGGCGAACCGTAAACTTGCTGTGACGAACAAGCTGGGCATGAAAGGGGTGATCGCGAAGGAGCGGGGTGGTGTCGTCAAGTATGAGGCGCTAATCAAAATTGACGGCAAACAAAAACACCTCGGCCGGTTCAACACCCCCCAAGAAGCACATGCTGCCTACATCAAAGCTGCGGAACAGGTTCACGGCGATTTCGCCAAGGCGAAGTAAGGAGCTACCAAAATGACCACCAAAGTAATCGATGGCGCTTTCACCGGCGCTTCCTTCCCGGCGACCTATGTCGGTCCCGGCACGCTCGTCGGCAACATCGTGAGCGACGGCGGCGTCCGTCAGCGCACGACCGGCAAGTTCTCCTCGACCGGCGACGATGTCCGCATCATGCTCGGCTACCAGCCGCGCTCGATTGAGATCGTCAACGAAACGGACGTTATCGTCTGGAAGAAGACGTCCAATCTGGCGGCAGCCAACACTCTCAAGCTGAACGGCACCGGCCCGGCGTTTACGCTGGACACCGCGTCGCTGATCACGTTTGAGGATGGCGGGGCGGGCAACTTCAATGTCCTGATCTCCGCGACCCTGCTCGGCACCAGCAAGGCGATCTCCTTCGAAATCGGAGGCTAATCCCATGGCCCAGCAGACCCTCGACCAGAACAACAACGAGCAGTGGTCTACCTTCGTCAAGAAGCTGACCGACATGCTGACCGAGTTGTACGGTCATACGGACGCGGCAAACGGCGTTGCTATCGCCGCCCTTCAGGCGGCGTATGCTTCCGGCGAAGCGACCTCTGGTGCGCTGACCACGGCGGCTGGCGCGACGGCGTCCCTGACCATCACCGACGCGAAGATCGCGGCGACCAGCAAGGTGTTCGTTTCCATCAAGAACGGCACCAATGCGCAGGGCGTCCCGGTCGTGTCGGAGGTCACTCCCGGTGCGGGCTCGGCGACGGTGGTTGTGCAGAACATCCACGCGTCGGCGGCGCTCAACGGCACGTTGAAGCTGGAATACTTCATCGTCGTCTAATAGGGAGCGGCCTACGGGCCGCTCTCCTCACATCAAGAGGTTACAATGGAAAATCATGGTGGAGCCGCGTCGAGCGGTGATCGTCCCTCCTTCGCGAAGTCCCGGCCGGCACGACAGAAGAAAGTCGATGCCGAGGCTGTCGAGGCGGCTGTCGAGCGGCCGAAGCGCGTCCGGCGCACCAAGGCGCAGATCGAGGCCGAGCAGGCGGCTATCCTTGCTACGGCTACGAAGAACGCCCGTGGCGACCGCGTCCGCATCATCATCGAGGAAAGCTCGCACATCCCGCCGACCGGGCTGCCCATCGGGCATAACGGCGACCAGATTTACGTCATCCCCGGCGAGATCGTCGACATCCCGCGGAAGTTCCTCAGCGTCCTCAACGACGCCGTCGAGAGCATCGCGCAGACCAATCCCGACACTAATCAGGTGACTGTCTACCGCGATAAGCGTAAATTTCCATATCGCTTTGTGGACTGATGCCGATGGGAGGTCGTAGAGATGAATTTGCAGCAATGCCTCGACATGCTGAAAAATAACGTGCTTTATGACCGAAGTGACCGTGTTGCAGGGACGCCGGACTGGCTTTGGTCTGACGAAACCCTTTGCACTTTCATTAACGAGGCCCAGAGACGGTTCGCCCGCCTCGGGCTCATTATCCGCGACGGCTCCTCTGATGTGACCAAGGTCACGCTCACGGCAGGCGTCAGCCTCTACCCCCTCGACGCTTCGATCTTGGGCGTCATGTCGGCGCGTTACCCCGGCGACAACGCCGATCTGGCCCGCGCTGGCCATAGCGCCTTCGACACCTACCGCACGCCGGATGGCCGCTGGTTCGACCCCTCTGTCATGGAGCAGCGGTCGCCGGGCAAGCCGCTTGCCTTCTCGACCGACGAGATGATCTCGCCGGACGACAATGACAGCGCGTCGGTCGTCACCCTGCGGCTCTATCCCGTGCCGGCGGCGGATCAGACCGGTAAGGTTCTCCAGCTGCGCGTCGTGCGGCTGCCGCTCGACGACCTGACGATCAACAACATGAACGCGGTGCCCGAAATCCCGCGCGATCACCACTTGGAAATGCTGGACTGGGCGGCGTATCTTGCGCTCAGGATCGTAGATGTGGACGCTGGTATGCCCAACCGGGCGCTGGAGTTCAGGGCGTCGTTCGACGATAGCGTTCAAAAAGCCAGAAATAATCTCTTGCGCAAGACCTTCACCCCGGCGCAGTGGTCGTTCGGCAGGGATGCGTGGAGCTGGGAATGGGGTTGAGTAAATGAAAGAACTAACCGCCGAATATCTGCGCTCTATACTGGATTACAATCCAGATACAGGCCAGTTTACTTGGGCTTGCGCCCGTAGAGGGGTGCGCGCCGGGTCAGTTGCTGGAAGTAAGGATAGCGGCGGGTATGTCGTTATTAGAGTAGATCACGAAATATACAAGGCTCACAGGCTCACATGGCTCTGGATGACTGGCCAGTGGCCTGTCGCCGAGATGGATCACATCAACGGGGCTAGAGACGACAATCGCTGGGTTAATCTGAGAGAGGCGACTTTCGCGGAGAACCAGAGGAATAAAGGGCGACGCAGAGACAACACTTCCGGCTTCAAGGGCGCACACTGGTGCGCTCAAACCCAGAAATGGCGCGCCAGAATTGTAACGGACGGCAAAACAGTTGATTTGGGGCGGTGGGATGATCCTGAGTTGGCCGGGTTCGTCTATGGCGAGCATGCGGATACTCTCCACGGCAACTTTGCGAGGGCGTGATGGCCAATTACCAGCAGTTCGAGCAGAACTACCCGACCCTTAACAAGTTTATCGGCGCGGCCCGCGAGGCTGCGTCGGTCATCCCCGGCGCGGGTTATCTGACCCCGCAGGGCCAGCAGTATGACGACGCGCGCACTCGGTTCCAGCAGCAGAGCCCCAACGCGGCGATGGCCGGCAAACTCGCCGGCTACGGCGTCGATGCAGGACTTGCGACGGGTATCGGTGGCTTGGGGCTGGGTGCGCTTGGGCGCGCGGCGACGCGTGCGGCTATGCCAGAGGCGCTTGAGAGCGCCGCCGCAAGTGGGTCGAATTTCGCCCCGCAGCTTGTGCAGTCTATGGCTGCAAACGCCCCCCGCTTTATCTCGCCGTCTCCTGGCAATATCGCCGCCGGCGCACAGCAGGCTCGGAGCCTGTTTGCCGCCGCTCCGACAGTGCCCGCTGCTGTCGCTGGTTTGGGGATTGGCGCAGGTGGGGCGATGCTGGCCAACCGTGGGCCGAACATGGCTGCGCAGCAGGAAGCCGCCGCCAAGCCGGTCAACGAGATGAACAGTCAGGTCTGGGCGGCGCGGCCGAACGACACGCCGGACGAGCACACCCAGCGTCTGCGCCTGATCAACTTCATGAACAACGGGCGCGGCCCGAGCGTCGCGCCGCAGAACATCGCGGCTGCGCCGGCGCAGCCCGGCACGGCTGCACAGCAGATGCAGGACCAGAACCTTGCGTCACTCGTTCAGCGTCGCCGGCAGCAGGCCGAGTTGCAGCGGCAGCGCAACATCCCCTTGTTCCCCGGCCATCGGCCCGATCTGGACCTTGGCACGAACTTGGAGATCGCGAAGCTGTCGCCCAAGCCGCACTATCAGTCGGCAAGCGACGAGGCGGCGCGCGCGGCGATGGCTTTCGACAAGGCCAACCTTGCCAAACTTCAGGCGTCCGGCGCGTCGGAACAGGTGCTCGGGGATTACATCCAGCAGATGCAGAAGCGCCTCATGGCGCTTGGCACGCGTAACAGCAATCCCTACGCCACGGCTGACGCCTATGGCATTACACCGCCCGATACCGACTATGGACATCCGTAATGCCCTTTTACGATCAGAACGGACAGCAGGTCGCCTACGATCCTAGCGGCTACGGCGGCAATGACACGGCTGATCTTCTGCCGGCTGGGTTCGACAGCTTGCCGACGCTTGGTGGGGCGGTTCAACAGAGACAGAATAAGGGCTTGCTGGGCCCGGCGCTCAAGAAGGGCATGTATAATATTGGCGGCGCGCTCGGTGCGGGCCTTGGCGCGGTCGGCGGCGCTATCGGCAACGACGCGATCCGCGACTATGGCATCGGCATCTCCGACCGGATGAACGCGGCCGGCGACGCCGCTGGGCGTCCTGAGCTGGATGTCATGCCGTGGAGCCCCGAGTGGGGCAAGCAGGGCCAGACGATGGCCGACCTCCCGGCATGGGCGGCCTATCAGGTCGGGCAGCAAATTCCGCAGGGCGCGCTGGCCATCGCCGGCGGCGGGCTGATCGGCGGCGCGATGAAGGCTGCGGAGATCGCGGCCCCCGGCGCGGAGTTGGCCGCGGAACTGCCGGCGTGGCTGGGCGGCGGCGGGCTTAAAGCGGGCATGGCTGCTACGGAAGCGGCTGAGGCGCGCAAGGTGGGCGCGGACCTTGCCCAGAACGTCGCCGGCGCAACGATTGGCGGCATCCCGCAGGCGGCTGGCTCCATGTATCAGGGCGAAGTGGACCGCTCTCGTCAGCCGGGACAGGACCCGAACCTGTCGCAGGGCGCTGCGATGCAGGCCCTTGGCCTCTCGCCGATCTACTCGTTCCTCGACGCCACCGGCCCCTCCGAGGGCTGGAGCGTTCTCAAGCGCGGTCTGGCCGGCAATCTCGGTCGCCGCATGGCGACCCGCGCGCTCTCCGAGGGCGTGCAGGAGACGGTGCAGGAAGGTCTTCAGACCGGCATGGAGATGGCCTTCAGGCCCGACCTGTCGCCGGCCGACAAGGCCCAGAACATCATCGACAGCGCACTGGTCGGCGGTCTTGTTGGCGGCGTTATGGGCGGCGCGAGCGGCATCCGCCGGCTGAAGACGGCTGATCCGACGCAGGTGTCGGACAGCGATCTGGCTGCCGCTGCTGACGAAGATTTGCAGACCCCCGGCACACCGCTGCCGCCGGATCAGCAGGCTCCCATGCCGCTTTCGGCGAAACAGCTCAATAATCAGTGGGATCAGATCAAGAAGCAGGGAGAGCCGCCGGCGGAATTTATCGAGACGCTTGCCGATGCGCTCGGCGCGGCTCCCAAACTTGGCCCCTTTCAAGCGTCGGCGAAGAACCTTGCCGCCAGCTATGGGCTGCTCCAAGGCGGGAAGAACAGCCGCAAGGTCGTCACACCGGAACAGGCGCTCGATGCGCTCTACGCCGAGCAGAAGCAGCTTCAGGATGAGCACGATCAGCGGCAGGCGCTGGCGTCGGGGGCGTTCGGCCCGGCGGTCACCATCCCGTCGAACGACCGCTTGAATGAGCTGCCCCAGCGCATTCAGGTGATGGAAGGCATTGTCGCCAAACGCAAGGGCGCGGCTGCTCCGCAGGAGGCTGCGCCTGCGGCTGCCCCGCAGGAGGCTGCCCCGCAGGAGGTTGCGCCTGCGCCGGCTCCCATGACCTCGATGGCTCCTGCTCCGCAGGCTGCGCCCGCGCCGGTCGCGGACATGCCGCCTGTCGATGAGACGCCATTTACGCCTGAGTTCAAGGCTGCCGAAGGTCCAAGGGTCGAGCCGCCGCTGACCGCGCATCCCGCTGACATCTCCGATGCCGCGCTTCAGGCTCTGCTGCCGATGTCCGGCAAGCAGCTCGGCGGGCTGATGAAGGGCAAGAACGAGATCAGGGTTGGTGATCTGTCGCTCACCAAGTCCGCAGGCAAGGTGCAGGCGGCGATCACGACGCCTGATGGCGAAAAGTCGCTCGGTGAGTTCAGTAGCGTCGGCCAGTTTATGGAGGCTGTGAGGAAGTTAGTCCCAGAGGAGCGGATCAACTATCTGTCGTCGTCCGACACGCCGCTCATTCAACCGGAGAACCCCCGTGCCGTTTCAAAGCCAAGCGCAGAGACGCCTGTTCTGGGCGAAGATGCCCAAACTGGCGGCGAGATGGGAGCAACACACGCCGAAGGGGATGGTGCTGCCGCAGCATCTGCGACCCGCCCCCTCAGGCAAGAAAGCGCCCGCACCTCAAAGAAAAAGCAACAAGCCGACCTAGCGGCGTCGCTGGCGGCGAAGACTGCGCCGCAGGCTGAAGGGCGTTGGCATGGCACGGGCGAGCCGATAAAGAACCTCAGTGACGCTGTCGCGCTTAGCGGGCAGCACAATAAAAACATTTACGGCGAGGGGTTCTACACGACGAACTCGCCAGAGGCGGCGCACGGCTACACGAAAAAAGGCGGGTCCAACCCGACACTTTATTCGGTGCAGGAGAAGCCGACGAAGCTATACGACATGGAGGCTCCTCTCGACCCTCGCACCCATGAGATGGTGGCGCAGGTGCTCGGGGACGCCATGCCGGAAGGCGATCACGCCAATCTGCGAGAGCTGCTCGACGACTTCAGAGATCAGAGCGCCAGCAACCGCATCTCGCGTGACGAGGTTCAGGAAGCGTTCGACGCCATCCGGCAGAACCTTGAGGCGCAGGGCTATCGTGGCTACGAGCACACGGGCGGGCTGCGCACCAACACCGCACCGCATAATGTTCGGATTTACTGGCATCCCGAACAGGATGTCTCGATCTCCGACGCCAATAAGCCGCAGGCGGCTCCGAAGAAGGAACTGCAACAGGACAAGGCGCGGGCGTCCCGCAAGCCGAAGGTCGTGCGTGAAGCGCGCGCAGTCGAGAAGACGGCCGAGGGGTTCAACCTTGACGCGCTCAAGATGAGCTGGCCGAAAGAGACGCTTGATGTCGCGGAAGCGATGGTGAAGGGTGAAATGTCGCCGGATCAGGCGCTGGCCACGGTCGCTGAGAGGGCTAAAGGCTGGAAGTCAGGCGGCTCAGAGGCTGTTGCCCGGTTCAAAAATCTAGCCGAGCGATACAAGATTGCCGCTGCCGAACAGGTGGCCAGCCAGCCCAAGCCGCTGACAGCGAAGGAACGTAAGGCGACATCGGCGCTTCATGACCGCATCAACAAGGGGCACAACGGCCCGAACGGCATAACAGCGGAGAACGCGTTCCATAATCTCGTGTTCAGCGATCAGTCGCCCAAGACACAGGCGCATGTTGCGACGGTCATGCGCGAGCAGCATGGCGTCGAGTTGACCGATGCCGAGGTGCAGCAAGCTGCGGATAGTCTGCCGGGCAACGTCAAGCCGTCTGTAATCCCAACCCCACCGCCGCCGAAGCCGATGCGCAAGGCGACCGAGCGGACGCGTGCCGAGATTGCCGCAGATTGGGCTCCTTACACAGCGGGACTGGCTGCGCGGGATCGGGCGAGACGGGAGCGGGATCGCGCCGGCAACACCGGCAATGCGGTCGCGAATGAGCGGCGTGCGAAGGTCGAGAAGATCATCGATGTGCTGGAGAACGGCGGCAGGATCAGCAAAGCGCCGGCCGACAGCTCTGGCGCGAAGTTCTATGACCATAACGGCTACAAGCTGCCGATCATGCGGACCCTGTCGATCAAGGACCTACACGACCATCTGATGCGCATGACGAGCGGGCATAAGACGCTGCGCGCGCTGTCGCCGCTGCTTGCCCGTGTGGGACACTTGCCGGTCCTCATTGCGCCGAGGGAGGACATCCTCGCCGCGACAGGCGGCGGCGCGGCTTTCATCGGCGCGAAAGATACCGTGATCATGCCGAATGTTGGCGAGATCGAGCCTGAGTTGTATGTCAGGACCTACGCGCACGAGCTGGTTCACGCCGCCATGCAGCACCGGTTGGAGCGCGATAACGTCGCGCGGTCGCAGCTCACGCTGATTGCGAAAGAGGTGCAGGCAGCGTTTGGGCTCGATCCAGACCTCTATGCCTTCAAGGACGCCCACGAGTTCCTGTCGGAAATAATGAGCCGTCCTGACCTTCAGGAGCTGTTGGACAGCAAGCCGATGTCGGACAAGCTGGCCAAGGCTGTCGGGCTGGAAAAGGGCATTTCTTTCCTCAAGGGCATCTTCCAGAAGATCGGCGAGTGGCTCGGCTACAAGGGGTCGCCGACCCTTCTCGACGGCGTGCTGCGTGTCGCCGAGCGTCTGGAGACGAAGGAAAAGGCGGCGAACATCGACTTCCTTCAGATGCTGCATAGTGAGTTGGGCGGGCGCTACGCTGGCAACGACGATCACATGCTGGCGGATCGGGCCAATGCTGAGGCGAACAAGCAGGCGATGGCGACGACGACCCGGCTGATGGTCGCGGGGGTGGACAACACCGCCGCGCGCTTCAACCGCGAGATCGACCAGTCGATGCAGAAGCTGTCCGACAAGGCTGATCTGGGCGTAAAGGCGCGTGCGATGGAGCTGTATTGGTCCTCGTTTGGCCACATCCTTCAGCGGTTTGGTAAGCTGTTCAAGCCGATTTCAGAGGCGCTGGGCAACCCCATCGAAGCCTACGGCAACCACATGCTCCAGCGCGCCGGCCTCACGGCGCGTATGTCGCAGCTCTATCGCAACGCCAATGATCAGCTCAAGGGGCTGATACAGAAGGACAAAAACGCCGGCAAGTATATGACCGACCTGATGCAGGGCGCGACCGAGTTCGGTCTGCGGCCGGACAAGGCGCTCACCGATCAGAGTGAGAAGGTCAAGGAGTATATGGCGAAAAACGATGCCAATCGCAACAAGATGACCAGCGTCTACAATGTCATCAAGGACAGCTATGAAAGGCTACGCCGTATCGAAGGGGTCAGTAAAGGACAGCCGGGCGTCTACGAGAAGTATCGCGCCATCAACGACATGCTGCTGCACTCCTACAATGCGGTGCAGCTCTACAACGCGCTGCGTCTCGACAGCTATTTCGTCGATACCGCGCCGCATCTGTCAGGTCGTCCGTCGCTGGCTGAGGCCATACGCGACCCGGTCGAGCAGTTCCTCAAGCAGGCCGATCTGCACGAGGACCCGATCAAGGCGGCGAAATACTGGCGCGAGACGGTCGAGAAGCGCGTTCAGCAGGTCGAGGCTTACGCCGCCGCCGTGCGCGGGGTCGTGCGGCCCGACGCGGACAAGAAGACGTTCGAAAACAGCTACGGGCCGATTGACGGCTTCGTGCAGCAGGCCAAGCGCGCCATCGAGAGCACTGGCCAGTCGACCTACTTCCACTTGGGCCGTCACGGCCAATACATCGTCCGGTTCGGGATGCGCCCCGATCCGAGCAACGACAAGGTCGTCGATCCCGACGCCGTGCGGCAAATTTCCCGGCTCCTGCAAAAGGATTTCCCAAACGTCCGCATTTCGCCCGAGAGCGACAATCCACATGTCATGGCGCGGTTCGAGAGCAAGGGTGAACGCGACCGGTTTCGCGCGGCGGTCAAGGCGCTTGAGGGCCGGGGCTTGGTGGTGCGCAACTCCACGCAGGTGGCGCAGCGCGACACTGTCGCCGCCGGCGGCGCGAACATGCAGCCGCTGTGGCTGCAAAAATACATCTCCGCGATCAACGGCACCGAGGGGCTGACGCCCAAGCAGAAGCAGCAGATGGCGGCTGTGGCGAACGCGCTGTGGCTCGATCAGCTCAACGACACCGCCATTCAGCGCGTGCTGGCCGAGCGCGACTTCGTGCCCGGCTTCAACGCCGACATGCTGCGCAACTTCGCCTTCCGCGCCGAGGTCGGCATCAACGCGCTGGCCAACCTGTCGATCACCTCCAAGGTGCGCGACGCCTTCTCGGCGATGGACAACCAGCTCAAGAGCGACGAGCACGGCGATCCCGCTATCTACGACAAGAAATTCCAAGTCGTGCAGGAGCTGCGGCAGCGTGACGCGGATCGTCCGCTGACGACCGGCCACACATGGCTGGACGACTGGCGTGCCTACAATCAGGCGTTCTTCCTTGGCATGTCGCCGGCCTACGTCGCGGTCAACATGACCCAACTTGGCGTGATGCTGCTGCCCGAACTGGCCAAGCGGCACGGCTTCGTGCAGGCCGCCAAGATCATGGCGAAGGTCACGCCTCAAGCCTTCGACATCATCCGCGAGACGTTCAAGGACGGCAAGAAGCTCGGCTGGTCGCGCGCCTTCGACGCCATCATCACCGAGAACGTCCTCAAGGCGGCTCTGCCGAAGGCTGAGGACGCCGAGACGCGGGCGTTCCTGACGCGCATGGTCAACTCGGGCAATATCGATCTGGGATCGCCCATGCGTGAGTTGGGCCGCGCATCCGAAGGCGTTCAGGACAAGAAGCGCGATCAGGTCCTGCGCATGGCTTCCGCCGCCGGCTATTACTCGGAAACCCTGACCCGCGTCATCGCGGCGCTCGCCGCGCATGAGTTGGACAAGAAGGCGCAGAGCGAGGCAAACGCGAAGGCGGGGCGGCCGGATGTCACCGATCAGGCTCGGCTCGACCGTTACGCGAGCCAAGTCCTCAACGAGGCGATGCTCAACTACTCGAACTGGTTCACGGCGCGCGCCACAGGCAAGACCGGCCTCATGGGCCAGTTCACGCCGATCCCGGCGTCCTTCCAGCAATACACCCTTCAGGTGCTCCAGAAGATGCAGCGCGAGCTGCTGGACGCCTTCTCGGCTAAACAGCCGGATGAGAGCGATGAGGAGCACGCGGATCGCGTCAAGGGCGCTCGCCGGTTCCTGTTGGGCCACGCCACGGTGATCGGGGTGCTGGCCGGCTCTCTGGGGATGCCCTTCGCCACCGTCGCCATGCGCGCCGCAGATGCGCTGCGGGACGCTCTGGGGGACGATGACGAGCCCCACGACACCAAGACCGACTACCGCAACTTCCTAGCCGACACCTTCGGCGAGGAGTTCGGCGAGGTGCTGGCCCGTGGCCTGCCCCGCGCTTTCGGAGCCGACATCTCGGGCCGCGTTGGCGAGCAGGACTTGCTGCCGTTCTCCCGGTTCATCGCCGACCGCCGCAAGATGCAGGATGCGCTCAAGGACCTCGTGGTGCGTTCGGTGGGCTCTCCGGTCGGCATGGGTCTGGGCATCGCCAACGGCGGCTCCGAGGTGCTGAAGGGCAACTATCTGGACGGGCTCCAGATGATGGTGCCGAACTCCATCAAGGGGCTGATGAAGGCCGGTCGTATGGTTGAGGGGGGATATGAGGACGCCAAGGGCGTGCCGCTGCCGATCCAAGCCGATCCTTCCGACATCATCTGGCAGGCGCTGGGCTTCAACCCCGCCGACAAGGCCGATTACACCGAAGCCAACATGGCGCGCGCAACGCGCAAGACGGCGCTCCAGCAGTCAGCAAGTCAGATGCGTGACGATCTGGTCGCAGGGGTCGAGGGTGGCGGGATCGATCAGGCGACACTGGATCGCGCCCGGTCGTTCGGGGAGCGGTATCCGCTTTATTCGGTGCTGCCGACGCTCGGCAGTGCGGTCAATCGTCGCAAGCAGCAGGCGGCGATGGCGAAGGCCCAAGGCGTGCCGCTCGGCACCAACCCGGCGGATTTGGACGAGCAAAATTATCTCCGCTTTGCTAATCTGCGTCGATAGAGGGCACCATGACCGCAGGCGTTCACAACATCATCATCGAGCAGGGGTCGGTCTTCACGCTGCCCCTCGTTTGGAAGGACGCGCTCGGCGTTCCGATCAGCGTCGCGGGCTATAAGGCTCGGATGCAGATCAGGAAGGCGTTCAAGAGCCCTGACCCGCCACTCATTTCACTCACAAGTGATGCAGGGGACATCGTGCTCGGCGGCGCGCTCGGCACGATCACGGCGAAGATCATCGCCGAGAATACTGCCGCGCTGGAGATCAAGCAGGGTGTTTATGATCTCGAACTGGTGCCTCCGTCCGGTGAAGACGACGCGTTCCGGTTCATCGAAGGCGTGGTGATCGTAACTCCAGAGGTGACGCGATGAGCGATGTGATCGTTGTCGTAGAGACGACGCCTGAAATCATCGAAGTCATCACTGCTGGCCCAAAGGGTGCGGATGGCGACGTTACGCCTGCCGCGCTTGCCGCGAAGCAAGCTGCGGAAGCCGCCGCTGCGGCTGCACTGGTGTCGGAGGGTAACGCCGCCGCGTCGGCGTCAGCCGCGTCTGGAAGCGCCTCAGCTGCGTCTGGATCGGCGGGAACGGCGACCACGCAGGCCGGGATTGCTACGACCCAAGCAGGCACGGCGACCACGCAGGCGGGGATCGCCACCACGAAGGCAGGAGACGCTGCGTCGAGCGCCGCTGCGGCGCTGCTGAGCGAGGGTAACGCCGCGTCGAGTGAAGCGGCGGCGCTATCCTCCAAGAACGCTGCGGCGCTGTCTGCGGGCAACGCCTCGACCAGCGAGGGCAATGCTGCCGCGTCGGCGTCGGCTGCATCTGGTTCAGCTTCGGCTGCGTCTGGCAGCGCCAGCACGGCGACGACCCAAGCGGGCAACGCTTCGACCAGCGCCACTAACGCCCACAACTCCGAAGTGGCTGCGGCTGCGAGTGAGAGTGCTGCGGCAGGATCGGCGTCCGCTGCAAGCGGCAGCGCCTTGGCGGCGTCTGGATCGGCGTCCGCCGCGAGCGGCTCTGCGTCAGCGGCGTCAACCAGCGCCACGAACGCCCACAACTCGGAAGTCGCTGCAGCGGCGAGTGAGAGCGCGGCGGCTGGCTCGGCGGGGACCGCCACTACTCAGGCTGGGATCGCCACTACTCAGGCTGGGATCGCCACTACTCAGGCAGGAACTGCGACGACCCAAGCAGGGGTCGCCACCACTCAGGCGGGCAACGCGTCCTCCAGCGCCTCGGCGGCGTCCGGATCGGCGTCAGCCGCGGCCACTTCAGCATCAAACGCCGCGACCAGCGAGACGAACGCTGCGGTCTATGCGGCGACAACGCTGCAAGCGATGCTGCGGATCGCGAGCCTGCGTCTATGATCCTCTCGACCACCACTCAGTCCCTAGAGATTGTTCTTGCGGGCGCTGTCGCGGCGAACCAGTCGCCGGTTGTGGTCGATTATGTGGACATCCTCGGCGTCACTTTCACGCCGGGATCAGCGGCGGCGCTTACAAATTCAACTACAGCCGTCACGATCTGCGCGGCTCCGAGCGGGAGCAATAAGCGCAAGTTAAACGCGGTCATGCTTGCCAATCTTGACACGGCGGCGATCACCGCGACCGTGCGGCTCAATGATAACGGCACGACCTATGACATCGTGAAACTTGCGATCCCGTCCGGCGCAACTCTCACCTACAACGACCGCACCGGCTGGCGCGTTATCACGGCGATGGGCGGCTCTGTCGATCTGCGTCAAGGATGGGTGCAAGAGTTTAGGGCTGACGGGACTTGGTATAAGCCCAGTGGATGCCGGTTCTTTATGGTTGACGTTGTCGGCGCGGGCGGCTCCGGCGGCGGTGGCGAAGGCGGCGCGGCGGGCTCTGTGCGCTCCGGTGGTGGCGGTGGCGCGGGCGGTTGTCGAGTTCGGCGTGTTTTTCTTGCAAGCGATCTGCCCTCATCCGTCGTGATTACGGTCGCGGGCCAGTCGAACGGCGGGTCGGGTGGAACGACCGCCGCAGGGTCTGTCGGGACGGCAGGGGGCAACTCTTCCTTCGGCGCTTACCTTGTCGGATATGGCGGCGGTGGGGGCGCTGGGGGCAACCAAGGCGGTCTTGGCGGAGCAGCAGGTGGAGGCGGCGCTGGTGGGACCGCCGCAGGGGTGACGGCTACATCCGCCAACGGAACGACGGGTGGCGGCGCGATGCTTGCGGGCACAGCGGGTGCTCTCTCTGACCATCGCGGCGCGAATAGTGCGACCAATTCGTTCCTCGGGGCTGCTGGCGGGGGATCATCTCAAGGAAATGGAACGGCGGGCGGCGCGGGCGCGTTCAGTTATTTTTCTGCTGCAGCAGGTGGAGGCGGAGGCGGCTTGACCGCCTTAAACGTTCTCTCCGGGGGAGGAGCCGGAGGAGGAGCCAGTCAAATCTCTGCAGCAGGCGGTGCAGGTGGCGGCACTGGTGGGCGCGGCGTTAGTGGCGCGCAGTCGCCCGGCTACATGGGAAGTGGGGGTGGGGGTGGCGGCGGCGGTTCTTTGTATCTCGCTGTCGGCAACCCGACTGGCGGCGCAGGCGGGGATGGTGGCTATCCCGGAGGTGGCGGTGGCGGTGGCGGCGCATCGGCTACTGGTTCTGGAACGGCGACGGGCGGCGCGGGTGGTAAGGGGGGCGCGGGCATGGTCCGCGTGATGGGCTGGTGATACTTTCCTCAACCACTCAGAAACTCCAGATCATCCTCGGCGGCGCTGCGGCGACCGCCAACTCGCCTGTGCTTGTCGATTACATCGAGAGCAACGCATCCACGACCACACACAACATCGCCGCATCGAACACGAACGGTGCGGGCGCCGTCGATATTCTCGCCGCGCCAGCGTCTTCGACGCAGCGGCGCGTTACGGCGATAACTGTCTGCAATGCGGACAGTGCGGCGATCAGCGTCACGATCCGCTTGAACGACAACGGCACGACTTACGATATTCTCAGCGGTGTCACGCTGGCGCAACTCTCGGCGCTTCAGTTCACTCGCGAAGGCGGGTGGGAAGTCGTCGCTGCGGGTGGCGGTGCGCGCGATCTTCGCTCTGGGTGGGTGCAAGAGTTCAAGGCTTCTGGCACTTGGTATAAGCCGCCGAATTGCCGGTTCTTTATGGTCGATTGCGTTGGCGGCGGCGGATCAGGTGGGGGCGGTGAAGGCCGCGCGTCTGGTGCCGTTCGCGTTGGTGGAGGCGGGGGCGGTGGTGGTAAGCGCAACCGAATGATCTTCCTCGCGTCTGACCTTCCCGCGTCTGTCGCGATCACTGTAGCAACGCAAACGACGGGCGGCGCTGGCGGAACAACGGCTGCGGGTTCAAATGGGTCCGCTGGCGGTAGCAGTTCTTTCGGTTCTTATTTGACGGCGTTTGGCGGTGGAGGCGGCGCGGGAGGCGCTGTATCTGGAGCAGGAACGCTCGGCGCTGGCGGTGGTGGCGGTGGTGGGTCTGGTGCCGGAACAAGCGGCACAAGTTCCTCAACGGTAGCTGGTGGGCAAGCAATGCTCGCATCTGCGGCAGCGACCGCCTACGCGGACGCGCGGGGTGCTGGAACTGCATCAGCTTCATTTTACGGCGGTGGTGCTGGTGGGTCTGGAGCCGCTGCTGGAACCGTTGGCGCGGCTGGCGGCGCTGCTTATTTCTCGGGTTCTGCGGGCGGTTCTGGCGGGGGTTTAACTGCTGCGAATGCTATGTCTGCTGGTGGTGCTGGCGGTGTAGATGGGCAAGTTGGAACAGGTGCTACGGCGGGCGCGGCTGGCGGCGGTAGAGGCGTCAATGGGTCACAAGTATCAGGGTTTGTTGGGACTGGTGGCGGGGGCGGCGGGTCGCTTTATCTCGCTGTTGGCAATCCTACCGGAGGCACGGGCGGCGACGGTGGCTGGCCCGGCGGTGGCGGCGGCGGCGGCGGCGCTGCTTCGAGCGGGTCGGGAACCGCAACCGGCGGCTCTGGCGGCAAAGGCGGGGGCGGAATGGTCCGCGTAATGGGATGGTGACGCGATGATTTTAACCGCAACGACACAGACCCTTGAAGTGCTTCTGGGCGCGGCTATCGCAACAGCGAATAGCCCGGTCACGGTCGATTATGTGAACTTCTCATCGTCCGCAGTCACGCCCGGTGTGCAGGCGGTGAACACGAACGGCGTTGCGGCGGTCACGATACTTTCGGCTCCCGCCGCGTCTTCACAGTCGAAGGTCAATCATCTTTCGCTTCCTAATAAAGACACCGCGCCAATAACAGTCACCATCCGCATCAATGACAACGGCACTTATTACAACGTCCTGTCGGGTGTGCTTCTGGGTGTGGGCTACTCACTCAACTACACCGACGCGCGCGGCTGGTATGTTCTGGACGCGAACGGCGCGACGGCGACAGAGCAATGCGCAGGTTATGCGTTCGTCGGCGTCTACACTTCGGCCTCGAATAGTCTTGCGGCCTCTGGCGTTTCGCTTTGCTCCGTGCTTCATGTCGAGTGCGTTGGCGGCGGTGGCGCAGGTGGTGGCGGGCAAGGTGCTGCGGCTGGTTCAATCCGTTCTGGCGGTGGCGGTGGCGGTGGCGGCAAGAAAGTCGTAGCTCAGTTCGTTAAGTCAGACATTTCATTTCCGGTGACGATCACTGTAGGGCAGACCAAGACAGGCGCGACGGGCGGAACTGGCGCGGCTGGCAGCAATGGCAGCGCGGGCGATCCATCTTCTTTCGGCGCGTATCTAATTGGCTACGCTGGCGGGGGTGGCGCGGGCGGTGGTCAGACCGCGAACACAGGCGGCGGTGGTGCGGGTGGCGGCGGTTCTACTGGCGCTGGCGGCAATGCGACGACCTCGACGGCGGGAACTGGCGGCGCTGCTTTCCTTGCGGGGTCAGGCAATAACACTTTTCAAGCGACTGACAATGGCGGCGGGGGCGGCACAGGCGCAACGTCGTCTAATACAGGTTCGCACTCATTCCTTGGCGGCGGCGGTGGGGGCGGCGGAACGACTTCAACGGCGGCGGGCGGAACCGGGGGCAACTCTTGGTCTTCCGCTGCTGGCGGCGGCGGTGGCGGCGGCATAAATGCCGCAAACCCCGGCACGGCGCAGGCGGGCGGCACAGGTGGCTATACGGGCGGTGATGCGACTTCGACTTCTGTCGGCGTTGCGGCGGGCCAGCCGGGTGCGACAGGCTCATCGCTCAAGTGTGGCGGCGGTGGTGGGGGCGGAACCGGCTCGAATAGCACGACAGGCGGCGCAGGCGGCGATGGCGGATTTCCCGGCGGTGGTGGCGGTGGAGGCGGCGGCGGAACGAATGTTGGCGGCGCAGGCGGCGCGGGCGCGGCGGGTCGCGTCGTAGTCTACGGGTGGTGATGAGATGTTCTTAGACGCAACAACCAAATCCCTCGAAATCATTCTCGCCGCTGCGCCTGCCGCAAACCAGTGCTCGGTCGTCGTCAGCTACGCCGACATCGCGGCGTCAACCTTGACGCCGGGGTCGCAGCGCAGCTTGTCGAACAGCACATCCGATGCGGTGATCCTGTCGGCTCCCGGCGCGGGCGTTGTGCGCAAGGTGAACAACATCACCATCGCCAACCGCGACACCGCGCCGGTCAACGTGACCGTCGTCCTCGATGTGAGCGGGACGCATTACAACTATGTGAGCGGGCTGTTTCTTGCGCCGGGATCGACGCTGCAATTCTCCGATGTAAATGGGTGGACTGTTCTTGGTCAGGACGGGTCGTTGCAGATCGCGACCGGCGCGGTGGTCGATATTCAGACTTTCACTTCGTCTGGTGTTTGGACGAAGCCGACTGCGGCGACCTATGTGCGCGCCATTGTCACAGGCGGTGGCGGTGGCGGTGGCGGCGGTGAAGGCCGCGCGGCCGGAACGATCCGATCTGCGGGCGGCGGGGGCGGCGGCGGCAAGAGGATGGACGAAATCTTCCTCGCCTCAGAAGTCCCCAACAGGATTTACGTTGGCGTCGGGTCAGGCGGCGCAGGCGGCTATGGCGGCGCGACGGCGGCGGGCGGCAACGGTTCGGCTGGATCAACTTCCAACTTCGGCGCAATGCTCTACGGGTTCGGTGGTGGTGGCGGCGCGGGCGGCGGCGCAACCGCTTCTACTGGCGGCGGTGGCGGGGCTGGTGGCGGCGGAACAGCCGCAGGAGCTTCCGCAACTTCTTCAACTGGCGGAACTGGCGGCGCGGCTTACGGGTCTGGCGCAGCGGCAGGAACAAGTTCCGCGACACATGCGGGCGCTGGTGGCGCAACCGGCACGACTTCCTCGGCGGCTGGCGGGTCGGGTTATCTAGGCGGCGCGGGCGGCGGCAATGGCACGACTTCTGGCGCGGCGGGTGGTGCTGGTGGTTCGTCCTTCTTGTCAGGCGCGGGCGGCGGCGGTGGTGGGTCTGGCGGCGAAGCGGCTTCTCCCGGCACAGCGCGCGATGGCGGCGCGGGCGGATCGACGGGCGGATCAGCCACAACTTCTGGCGGTGGTGGAGCGGCCGGCACTTCTGGCGGCGCGGGAACCGGCGGCGCTTCTGGATCATCGACGCAATGCGGAACGGGCGGCGGTGGCGGCGCAGGGTCTGCTTCAACTACGGGCGGCGCTGGCGCTGTTGGCGGCGCACATGGCGGCGGTGGTGGGGGCGGCGGCGGTGGAACTTCTACTGGTGGCGCTGGCGGTGCGGGCGGTGCTGGCTCTGTTATCGTGATTTGCTGGTGAGGATGACATGGCGAAATATGCACTGATCAAGAACAACATCGTGGAGAACATCATCGAGTGGGATGGCGTCTCCGAGTTCCAGCCGCCGGACGGCTACGCGATGATCCCGGCTGAAGACGCTGTGGCTATCGGCACGCGTGCCGGCGCGCCCGGCACGATCCCCGACATCTCGGATCGCCAGTTCTTCCAGATGGCGGCGATGATGTCACTCATCACGCAGGACGAGGCGCTCGCCGCCGTCAAGACCGGCACCATCCCGACAGTCCTTCAGGGCATCATTGACAGCATCCCCGACGCGGGCGCGCGGTTCGCCGCGACCATGATGCTCGCCGGCGCGACGGTCTTCCAGCGCAACCACCCGTTCACAGAACAGGTCGGCTCTGCTATGGGTTGGACCAGTCAGCAACTCGATGACTTCTTCTTAGCAGCGAGTGTCCTATGACTACTTTCTCTGGCGCAGCCCGCCCGATCACGGCTCCTGATGTCGCCAAAGAGGCGACACTCTATGGCATCGACCTCCCCGGCTGTCGCGCGCTCATGGATGTGGAAAGTAAGAACAAGGGCTTCGATAACAAGAAGCGTCCGATCATCCTGTTCGAGCCGCACGTTTTTTACCGGCAGTTGCGTGGCACACAGCGCGATTTAGCCGAGCAGAAGGGACTGGCCTACCCTCACTGGGGCGAGCGGGCGTATCCCAGTGGGCAGGACGCCCAGTATAAGCGTCTCGCCGCCGCCATCGCGATCAATGAGGAAGCCGCCTACAGGGCCATCAGCATGGGCATGGGGCAGGTCCTCGGCGAGAACTATGCGGTCTGCGGCTGCACATCCGCCAAGCAGATGTTCGAGTTCTGCTTGGAGAGTGAGGCGAACCAGCTTCAGTGCATGATGGAGTATCTCAAGGGCAACCATCTGCTCCACTATGTGAACACTCACAACTGGCTGGCGCTCGCCAGCGGCTACAATGGTAAAGGTCAGGCCAAGAAATATGCCGGGTGGCTGAAGAAGGCCCACGACCGCTGGGCGCGCATCCTGTCGAAGCCGCGTGAGGACCTCGATGCACAGGACCTCAAGGACGCCGGGTCGCAGATCGTCACTGCCGCAGACTTCGGTCAGAAGGTAGTCAAGACCGCCGCCGTGGTGGGTCCGACCGCCGGCGTCATGCTCGACGCCGCCACCAAGGGAATGGAGCCTGTCACTCAGGCCGTGCAGACGGCGCAGCAGGCGCAGAGCGCATGGGAGTGGGTCAGGGATAACTGGGAGTTTCTTGCTGTGCTGGGTCTCACAGCGGTGTTCCTCGTCCTCTGCTATCTCGCCTACAAGGCGTTTCACAATGTGATCCATGAGCGAGTAGAAAACGCCCGCAACGGCATGAACCTCCGCATATAGTTAGGCTTTGACCATGCGCTTTCTCACACTGGCTCTGCTGCTTCTCTTGACCTCTCCCGCCTACGCCGATCACGGCTGGCCGCATGATCCATGCGAGGACAGGGAAGAAGAGTGTCACTCCGTCCCCGAGATCGACGGGGCGGCGCTCCCCAAGGCGATCCTGCTGATGGTGTCCCTCTACATCGTGGCGTCAGCCAGCATGAAACGGCGGGGGTAAGAATGTTCATCAAGCAACTTTGGAACCGCTTCATGCGCGCCATCGGCGCGCAGCGGACTTGGTCGATCCTCAACGGGACGCCTGTCGCCTATGACGACGATGGTAATCCCTACTTCGACTTCCCATCCTATAGCCCCGGCGTGAACTACCTGCGGACGCCGGTCAAGGGCGTGCTCGGCCCGATCACGGTCCACTTCCAGATTACCGGCCTCGATCCGGTATTCGACTTCCGAACCAACCCCGATAACACGGGCCTCGCGCCTAGCTCTGTGCGGATCATGATCCAGCGTAAGGGCGATCAGATGACCGAGTTTCAGGAGTTCCACCGCTTCTGGTCGCGCCCGGCGTTCCGCAAGCTGGAGCCGGGGTCGTTCACTCTGATCGCTACGCTTGAGCCGTCCAACTGGTCGTCGGTCTTCGGCAAGACCGGGGATCAGGCGCAGAACGAGTTCTGGGCGACCCTGCAGGACGCCGAGTATCTCTGCCTCACTTTCGGCGGCGGGTCGTTCTTCGGCCACAGCGTCTTCGTGCCGCAGGGCAATGCGCGCTTCACGGTCAAGGGAGTGGTGGTATGAGCCCGCTGATCGTTTTCGGCGTCTTTTTGTTCGTGCTGTTTGGAGGGGCTGATGGGCTGGTTAGGTATTCTTGCCGAGATCGCCGGTTCCCGTATCGGCCAGATCGTCATGGTCGCCATCGTCAGTTATGGGCTGGGATGGGCGAGGACCGACCATAGTTGGCGGGAGTGGACGAAGCAGCAGCAGGCGGCGGCTGAAGTCCTGCATCAAGTGGAACTGGCGCGTGAGGCTCAGAACGCCGTGGAGATTGCCAAGGCGGCGACCGAGCGCGTAGAGGACGATGAGGCTGAGTTGGCCAAGCTGCGTCAACAAGTCGCAGATTTCGATAAGGGCGAAGCCAATGCGAAAGACCCGTGTCTCATGGATAGTCGTCTCATTGGCGCTTCTGACCGGATGCGCCAGCCAGCCCCGTCTCGTCGTCACCCCAAACTTACCCGACCTTCCAAGTGACCTGAAGAAGACGGTCCCGCTGGCTGATCCGCGGAAGTCCAAGACCCAAGGCGGCTTCGCGCTGGCGAACCGCGCGACGACCATTCAGGCGAACCAGAAGATTGTTCGGTTCAACTCATTCTATGAAGATGTGCGGGCGGGGAACGGGCAATGACCACAGACCGATACACGGGACCAGAGCGCCGCGACCCGGACGACTTTGACAGCGCCGTCAGAGGCCACATCAGCGCCTGCGCGTGGAAGACCTTCCCTTTCGTCATGTCCGGCTTCATCGCCACCTTTGGCTGGGGCGTCTCGATAGAGACGCGGATCAACAACATCCAGACGATCCAAGCCGAGCGGACCATCAAGATGGCGGCGGTGGATGTTCGCCTCAGCGACATTGCCAAAGCGGCTTACGATCCCGCGCCCAAGCCTGAGACGAAGGTCGCCGTCGAGGCGCTCAGGGCCGACCACAACAGCATGATGGACAAGATAGACAGACTGGAGGACCGGGTGAACAACCTGCATAATTTCCTGCTCCAGCTGCCGCCGAGACCCGCTCCACTCCCCAGTAGGCGGGGCATGGCCCCCTTCAAACCGGAGGAGCAAGGATGAAAAAGCTCGTTTTGCTGGTCGCCTTGGCGATGGTATTGTCCGGCTGCGAAGTAGCTCGCTACGCCGCGAAATGCACGACCATCTCCCAAGCGAATTGCAACTGACATGGCCGATCCACAGCAGCCGCCTTACCCGGCACCGCCGCCTGACAGCGTCAGCTTCACCTCTTTTGAAGGCTTGAAGAACACCGTCACGCCGGAACGGATGAAGCCGACCGAGCTGTGGATCGGCAAGAATATTGATCTGGACGACGCGGGGCAGCCCCGCCGCCGCCGGGGGTTCAGGAAGGTGTCAGATGGAAAATGGCACTCACTTTATTCTGACGGCGGCGGTCTTAGGCTTGGTGTCAAGGACGGTGTTCTTGGGATCATTTATGAGGACTACTCGTTCAGTCCGATACTGCCTAATATTGGCATTGAACACCTTGATTATGTCCGCGTGGGCGATGTTCTTTACTTCTCATCTCTTACGTCGTCCGGCAAATTTAACGTGGCGGATAAGCAGGTTTACCCGTGGGGGCAGCAGGGCGGCGACGGCATCTGGTATTCGCCCGTCGTTCATCCGACGCCGACGCTAGGGCCGGTCAACGGTCGACTGCTCGGGAAGGTCCCGATGGCGACCCAGCTCACCTACTGGAATGGCCGCATCTATCTGGGCTGCGGACGGCAGGTCTGGGCGACCGACCTCTACCTTTACGATTACGTCGACAAGACCCGCACTTTTCTCACCTTCGAGAGTGACGTCACCATGCTGGCCTCGGTGTCGGACGGGGTCTATGTCGGCACGACTGAGGCGGTCTATTTCCTGTCCGGCCCCTCGATCCAAGAGCTGAAGCGTGTCCCGCTGATGAATTACGGCGCGATCCCCGGCTCCTCGGTGGCGGTCCCCGCCGAGCTGATCAAGCCGCAGATCAACCAAGACCCTCAGTCGCCCATCAAGAACGCGGTCGTCTTCATGACCAACACCGGCATCATCGCCGGGTTCGACGGTGGCGTGATCTACAATCTCACACAGGCTGACTTCCTGTTCCCGCTGGCGGCGAGCGCCGCGACCATGTTCCGGCGGCAGGACGGCATCAACCAATTCGTCGCTGTGCTAGACAGTGATGGAGACCCCAGCGACAGCGCTCGCGTCGGGGATTACGTGGACGCCGAGATACGGCGATTTTCAGGAGCATGACCATGCAGGACTACGAAAAGGTTGGGGGCCTGCTGGTCCCTGTAAAGGACAGCGCCAAGGGCTCTGGCCTGTATACCGGAACCATCATCAAGGGCGGTTACTTTGACGACGATGGCGTCTGGCACCGCGGCAAGAACATCGTCGATCATTTCGAGTTCGAGAATATCGTGGTCGATCAGGGCCTGACCTCGATGCTCGGCGTTTACCTTCACGCTGATACGCAGATCGCAAACTGGTTCTGCGGCTTGTTCGAAGGGAACTACACGCCGGTCGGAACCGTCACCGCTGCCACCATAGCTTCAGCTTCGACTGAGACGACGGCCTACACCAGCGCCACGCGCGTTGCGTATGTGCCTGCGGCGGCTGCGGCGAAGGCGATCACCAACGCGGCCAGTCGCGCTGACTTCATCTTCAACGCGACCAAGACGCTTTACGGTGCGTTCCTGATCTCGGATAGCACCAAGAGCGGCACGGCTGGCACGCTGTTCTCGGTGGCGCGCTTCGGGTCGTCCAAGGTGGTGAACGATACGGACGAGCTGCTGCTCACCTACGCATACGCTCTGTCCTCATCGTAAGGTAATTCAAGATGGCGAAGGACCCATACTGGAGCAACGTCGTTTGCTTGATGCACGGGAACGACTTCCATGAAGTCGTGACCAATCTCGACGCGTCTTCAGTTGGGTCCCCAACCATTGACCCCGCCGTATCACCATTTGGCGGGGGGTCACTTCGCCTGACTGCTGGCAACTATATAACCCTGCCCTACAGCAGCCACTGGGATTTCGGCCCCGACCCATTCACCATTGAATTTTGCGTCAAGTTCAATGGGGATATGAACGGCAAGACGTTGATGGGCGCTTATCTGGCTGGCGGCGCTTATTGGAACATCTATGTCGGGTGGAATAACTGGCTGGAGTTCCAGTGGTTCGACGGGTCTACATCACACACTACGAATTTAGGCGGTGCCGGGATAGCATCAAGCTGGATCGCGTTCTGCATCCAACGGGATGCGCTCGGGGCGGTTATGATCTGGGCGAATTTTGTTGGTAGCTCGTCCGTCAATAGCCCTAATACGACGAGTTCGTGGGGATACAACATCGTCACTGGTGGGTCTAACCTGTCCATCGGGTCGCCTGATGTCGATGTATGGGTCAGCGAATTGCGGATCACGAAGGGGGTATCGCGGTATACTAACCTTGAAGGGTCTTACCTGATCCCGACCGCGCCGTTCCCTAATACAGATCACGAAATTTACGAGGATGTGGTAAGTGAGACACCATTCATTTCTGCATATCTAGGCACTGGCAACATTCTTTTTGATGAGCTGGATGAGCTGATGGGCTCAGCCGCGTCTATCGTTGTAAGCTACCCACGCGTGGCGTCAGACAACATCATCATCACCGATCCACCCCTTATTGCGACACGAGGGAGGGTTGTGACCGCCAGCGATACGGTGGTGGCCACAACCTCGATGAGCGTGACCCTTGGGTCGATCCTCGCCGACTTCGCTACGCTGGCCGATAGCATCGGGGTAGCGGCTAGGTATCATCTGGCGCTATCTGAACTTGCTGGCCTACAAGACGCCTTGCTGGCAGGCAAGCCGATCAGCGTGTCAGATGCTGTTGGCGTCACGCACGCGCTCTCGGTCCTTCAAGGCATAACGGTCGCCGAAAAGATCGGTATCAGCGAGCTGCTGAACTACCCGGTGAAATTCGGCCTCTCCCTGAGAGACACAATCAGCACCTACGACGCGCTGAACAACTTTCTGCACTTTGAACTCTCCGAGACGATCACCGTTCAGGAGACGATGAGCGCCCTCTCGCGGCACTTCACGGCGCTGAGCGAGGCCATAACCGCCAGCGACACCATCACACCGCACGCGGTCCTCTGCGTCGAGGCCCATGACGAGGGCATCTTCAGCGACGACTTCAGTCTCAAGATGATCTATCGCCCCGAGATCAGGGAGCAGATCAACTTTCGCATGGTGCTGGCCACACCGGACGGTGGCATCACGGCGTGGACGGTGAACACCCGCACAGGGGCGGTGACGGAGTATGAAAACTTCAACTTCAACTCCTTTGCTCAGTCGGGGGCGCATTACATTGCAGCCTCCGACGACGGGCTTTACGTCCTCGACGGGACGGATGACAACGGCGTGCCTACGTCAGCCCATCTCAAATCCGGCTATGCCCAATTCGGCGGTTCGCGCTTCGTCTCCTTCAAGGCAGCTTACCTCGGTATCCGAGGCGCTGGCGGAATTTACCTGAAGCTGGATACCGGCGACGGCAAGACCTACACCTACAAGGCAGTGATCCAGAACCAGCAGTCCACCAAGGTGCTGTTCGGCAAGGGCCTGCGCGCTCGTTATTTCACGTTCGAGCTGATCTCTGACGGCGGGGACTGGGACCTCGACAGCGTCGAGTTCATTCCGTTGGTGGCGCAGCGGAGGGTCTGATGTCTCGGTTCGCCGCTGATTTTCTCCCCCTATCCGCTGGCGACCTATTCGACATGAGCGGTGAAATGCCGCCGGCGCTGCGCGTCATCATGAATGTCCCACCTGATTACGAAGGCGGCGTCTTCAAGTTCGGGCGAGGAGGAAGCGATGTAGAGGAACGGGAGCGGTTCGAAACCCAAGACAAGCTGAAGGAAATCCTGATCGAGAGATACAGGAACCAGTGTCAGGCTCGTCTGGCGGGCATCCGCAGGAACAGGAAGCTCAGCATCATCAGCGTCGTCAGGCAGACGGTCGAAGTCGATGATGGCGTCACTATGGAGTATGAGAGCCTGTGGGGGCGCGAGTATGTCACGCTGATATTCCAAGAGCGGTTGGTTCGGAAGCTCCTTGATCTGCTCAGCGGCGGCGGGGCGTGCATGCTTGTGCTGTATGGAGAGAACAAGATCGCCGCCATCCCCATGAAGACACTCACGACGCCGAAGGTCGTGTATACGGCGACATCTAGGACGAGCTTTGGAACACCGCCACGCTGGTTTCCGTCGTGTGGGCCGGGGTATTATCAGGTCGCTCAGATAAAGCCATCTAAGAATATCCATGCGATGTCCACGCAGATTGATTTCAGTGGGCATTCAGTTCAGCCCGCCAACGACTGGTTCATGCAGTATGTCTATAACACCGCCTTTTCCCTGTTTAATAACGCCCAAGCATGCACACCATTAAAGCGGACTGGCATTACACTTGACTGGGAGCAGGGCGAGATAAGTGATCATGTGATATACGGCTATCACTTGGCGACTTCTTCGTCGGCCTCTCCCTACGGCTATATGTTCTTCAGTGACTTATCCGTTGGGGAAAACGGCACATCCACATGGGATGACTTCGGATACAGCATCTTTTGGAAAAGGGAGCATAGAAGCGGCGGGTTAGGTCCCTTATGGGGCGCATGGGAGGTTGGCTTCGGGCCTTACTCAGATGCACCTTGGTGGGTCTATACTGGCCCCGTGATTAACGTATCTCCCAGCGGGGAGATTTATAATGAGCGTGGAGACGTATTCTCGACAGATAAGACAGGCGGGGTCAAAATCAAGACGCCGGGCGATACTACAAGCACGGTCGAGATTACGAGGCTTGGACTTGATGCCCCGGAAGTGGTCGGGCACCTACCGGGATGGCCTGCTTACGATCCGATCACTTATGCGCCACTACCAGATATTACTACTAGCTATCTGCTAGCTCTCTCAGTGGGCACAGATGGCAAGATTGCGGATACATGGACTTTCATTGGCGACAGCACGGCCCCCGCCGTCGATATTCGCCAGCCGATCCTGACGCAGAAGGGGAAGCTCGACATCTTCGACACCAAGGTGAAGTCCGTTTCTGCGGCTGACTTTAAGTCGGCTGGTGATGGGATTTCTGTCTTTGCGATCAACTTCCCTTACAGCATAAGTGATGACCTCAATAAGCAATGGGCCGTTATGGATGACGGGCAGAATGAGGTCCGATCCACTAATAAAGAGTATTACGCGTTTGGGTGGGACACAGCGGAGTTTCCTCTACAAAGCTGCAAGATCACCTCTCCTTACGAGAGCTTCGATGCGCCAGCGGGTAAGTTCGCTTTTCAAGGGTGGCTGCATCTCTCCAACGGCGAGCATATCCTTCAAGCGTTCATTCTCAGAAGCAATCCATCGACGTTCAAACGCTACATCTACCTTGATGGCAAGGACTATGGGAAGACGCTGGCGGGCGCGCTCAAATGCTCGATTGACGACATTCGGGCGATCTATTTCGACATCAAGCTATCCGACATCAAAAAACTGAAGTAAGCTGCGGCGATACAGGAGATACACATGGCTACCCAGCCCAGACCATTTTTTGTTGATCCGCTGTCCTACCTGTTCGCAGCTCAGTCCAACGCGTCGAGTGCCGGCTCGTTCGCTGGCACGCTGGCGACGCTGGCCGGGTCCTTAGTCGCGCCGGTCATTACCCCTGTCTTCCCGACTGGAGCGGCTGCGCCGCCGGTCAACGTGCCGTCGCCGCCCAGCCTGATCACCTTCACATGGAATGTGCCGATAGTGCCGAGCGCCTTCAACCGGACGCTTAACATCGACAGCATGTTGCCTGCCCCCTTCGACGGCACGCCGCCCACACTGCTGTTCGGCAAAGCTCCCGACCCGCTTACCGACAAGGCCCCCATCGCACCTGCGATCAACACGAACTTTACGTTCCCCACCGACCCGTCGATTATCTTCCCGACCGCGCCGAAGCTGCTGTCGATCCAGTCCTACACCTTCGACGGCGTGACGATCCCTGCGTTCTCTGGCGACATCAGCGAACTCCAGATCGCGGACCCGCGCGTCGTGCCCTACTACCCCGGCAGCGGGTTTACCTCCAGCCTGTTGACCAAGGTGCTGGACACCCTGACCGCCCGTCTTGACGGCGGCACCGGCCTGCCGCCCGATGTGGAGACGGCGATCTGGAACCGAGGGCGCGAGCGCGAAGCCAAGTCCTTCGCCGACAGCAAGGCCGGTCTGGAGCGGATGGAGAGCCTCGGCTACGCCTTCCCGCCCGGCGTCTTCATTGACGCCAACATCAAGCTGGAAACCGAGTTCGCCGCCCAGTCCTACGGCTTCAGCCGCGAGGTCATGATCAAGCAGGCCGAGCTGGAGCAGGCCAACATCAAGCAGGCGCTGGAGCAGGCCACCGTCATCGAGAGCCGGCTGATCGACCAGTATAATCAGATCGAACAGCGCGTCCTTGAAGGCGCGAAGTATATGACGCAGGCTAATATTGAGACGTATAACGCCAAGGTCAGGGCATACCAAGCCTACTGCGAGGCGTATCGGACGAAGGCGGCGATCTATGACGCTCAGATCAAGGGACTGCTGGCCGAGGTGGAGGTCTACAAGGCTGAAGTTCAGGCCGAAGAAATCAAGGCTCAAACCAATACAGCCCTCGTCGCCCAGTATAAGACGCAGATCGACGCCCAGCTGGCTCTGGTAGAGGTCTTCAAGGCCGAGCTGTCCGCGATCCAGACCAAGGCCGAAATTGAGAAGCTCAAGATTGAAATCTATGGCGAGCAGATCAAGGGGTTCGTCGGGACCGTGAACGCCTACTCGTCGCAGGTGGATGGCTATAAAGCGACGATTGGGGCCGAGACAGCCAAGATGGAAGCCTACAAGGCCAGCGTGGACGCCTACGCAGCTGAGGTCGGTGCGCAGGTCAAAGTCATCGACGCCAAAATTCAGGAATACAAGGGCTGGATCGAGGCGAAGCAGAGCGAATACGAAGGCTACAAGGCGGCGGTCACGGGCGAGAGTTCGCGTATCCAAGGCATCTCGTCGTTCAACACCTCGCAGTCGGCGCTCTACTCGGCGATTGTCAGCGGCACCTCGGCATACAACGAGACGCTCACCAAGCAGTGGCAGGTCGCCTACGATCAGGCGCAGCGCACCTCGGACATCGCCAACAACACCGCCAAGATGAACGCCGACCTCTATCTCCAGTCTCGCGGCATCGCCAGCGAGGCGGCGAAGGTCGGCGCACAGGTCTACTCTCAGTTGGCCGCCGCCTGCCTCAATGCTATCAACTGGAGCACCAGTTACTCGGTGTCGAACTCTGGCTCGGACAGCGACAGCCGCAGCACCAGCAACAGCTACAGCACCTCCTACTCTTACTCGGAGAGCCTCTGATGGTCAGCCTCGCAGACAAATACGCCATCCTCGGCCAGCACGCTCAAGCCGACATGATGAGGGCTCAGGCCGAGCAGCAGCGCGCCGCAGCGGGCGCATCCTTCGACCGCGAGCGCGCGGGCCTTCTGCGCCCGCAGTTCGGCGAGGAGCAGAAGCTCAATCAGGCGAACATCGGCCACCTTGGCGCGCAGACGGATTACATTCGCGGGCCACAGACGGCAGCGTCTAACGCCGCGACCGCAGGGCAGCTGATCGAGAACCAGTATATCGGACCCAAAGCGCAGGCCGGCATCAATCTCACCAACGAGCAAACTAGCGCTCTAGGTGACACGCGCCGGCGGGCCAGCCAGCGCACTGGTGGCGGGTTTAGCAATCCGTTCAGTGACGAGTTCGGCGACAATGTCCAGAGCTACGGCAACGGCTACAAACGCGGCATGGCCCGTGTGCCCGGCAGGGGCTCGCCTAAGAAGGACACAGTCCCGGCCAAACTCGCCCCCGGCGAGGCCGTCCTGAATGCGCCCGCCGCCGAGATGGCGGGCCGTGGCAATATCGCTGCGCTCAATCGCCGCGGTGCGGGGATGCTGGGGATGCAGCCGGGGCAGGGCAACATGCCGGGGCACTTCGCCACCGGAACACCGATGGTCGAAGGGCCGGCTTACAGCCTGCCGATCCCCGGTCATCAGTTGCCCGACCCCAACATCCAGTCCGACTATCAGCCGCTGCCGGTCGACTTTGAGCCCGCCGGCTACACGCCCGGCTCGATGGGTCCGACGCCGCACACGCCGCACCCGCTGTTCGGTGGCTTCTCCCCGGCCGGCTATACGCCCGGCTCGATGGGCCCGAGCCAGCGGCAGGCGTCGCCGATCAACAACGGTCGCGCCGGGATGGGCTACACCGCCGGCCACATGGCCGAGCAGCGCCCGCCCATGAACGCAGCTCCTACGCCTGCCCCCCGCGCAGGGTTCAACGCAGGGCTGCTAGGTCAGGGAGGGCTGCATCAACCGCCGTCCAACTTCGCTGCGCCGCAGCCCATCGGCAGGGGCATGCCCGGCGTTCCGACGCCGCCGTCGCGGCCGGCCGATCTGGGCATTGAGCGCGCTAGGGCCGGCACCTTCGGTGACGCCTTTGCCGCCGCCCGCAAGGCTGCGGGCGGGGCTGGCGGCATGTTCAGCTATGGCGGCAAGGATTTCCAGACCAACATCAAGGGCGAAGCCTACCGGCCTACTGGTCAGCTTCGCCGCGTTTGAACGGGTTGAACTTCGACACGTTCTTCGGCAGCTCCTCGGGGCGCTCTTTCACACTCGCTTCCATAGCGCGGGTCGAGAGCGCCCTGTCCACCGCTCCGCTGATCTCGGGGTGGCTCATGTTGATGGTGAAGCAGGGCGTCATCGCCTTGGCGTGCCGCGTCCGCGCTCCGAGCATCTTGGTCGCCGACACCGCCGGAATGATCGGCTCCTCGTTCGGAGCCTGTCCCGGCACCCGCTGGTTCAGCGAGTTGAGGACGGTGGTGTGGTTCGCCCCGATCTTCAGGCAGTAGTCCCTGAAGGCTTTCTTCATCACCCACATGACTTGCAGCTTGGTGTCGTAGCGCGCCGACAGCATCCCCACGACATCGCGGACGACGTTGTCGCTCTCGTCGCCGTTGCGGCCCGGCATGGTGACGAGGATTTGGCCGTTGATCTGCTCCAAGAACTCAGTGAGGATGCCGAGCGGCGTCGCATACTGGGAGTTGATGACGCCCCGCATGAAGGGCAGTTGGACCTCGACGATCCAGTTGCGCAGCAGGATGATGTTGAACTGCAACAGCCCTAGCTTGGTGGCGATCTCGCCAGCCACGATAATCACGGCGCAGTAGGCAGACCAGAACCGCTCGGACGGGGCAATCGCGCACTGCGCATCGAGCTGAGCTGAAACCTCCGTCACGCGCTCCTCGATCTCGGCCTGATGCTGCACGACATACTTGATGAACTCAGGACCGAGGTGGCCGTAATTTTTCTTGAGCTGGCTGATGTAATTGTCGGCCTGCGTCTTGGTGTGGACGTTGGTGCGCTTGAACGCGACCTCGATGATGCGCATGGAGCCGGCAGTGCCGGCCGAATTATCCGCCGAGAGCAGCGCGTGCAACGACGAGTTGGCCGTCGTCAACATGATCGTCGATTTCAAACTCTCCAACTGAGGCCGCTGGACGCCGGTGCGGTCAACGCGCACGCGGGTGTTCGGCTGGGATACGTTCATCGCCATGTTCTTGGCGTCTTGAAGCGGAATATGGGTAATCTCGTCAACGCAGATCGGCAGGTTCGCCAAGGTGTCCATGTAGTTGTTGCGAGCCATCATGGTGGCCCCGCTGTTCGTGCCGTTGATCGGGTAGCGATCTGGGTGTCCGTAGAAGGAGGCGGCGGTATAGAGCGTCGTCGATTTCGAGCAGCCCGCTTCTCCGCTTGCGTTGACGATTGCGCCGTGATGGCCAGTCGCGTGGAAGATGGGAGCCGCCAGAGCGGCGAGGATCATGAACTGGTTCGGCAGATAGTCCTTGTGGTTGTAGAACTTCAGCAGCTCGATCTGCTGCTCCAGTGTGCCGGCCTTGCCGACATTCACGCATGTGCGCTGGACATTGGTGCTGAGGTGAACCGGCTTCTGCGACCCATCAGCGCAGTAAATTCTGTCTGGCATGATGAACTGCGAGCGGTCGGCCTTCCAGCCCAGATGATTGTGCTGCGCCTCGGCTTCAGCCTCGCGTTGCAGCTTCTTGATATACGCGACCATATAAGCCTGCACTTTCTGGACTTTACCCTGCTCGGGTATGACGCCCCTGTTAGAGATTGTGGAGGTGAACTGCGTCTTGTCAAAGAGGAAAGGCACCGGCACGAGGAAGTCGTCGATCTTCCCGCGCGCATCGACCTGACGCCATTGCGACTGCGTCTCCTCGCGATCACCGTTGACGATGAAGGCCGTGGGGAACAGGTCGTGGTCGTAGATCGGCTCGATGTTGCCGTCGCTCGCCCGGCCGACGCCGCCGTTCTTCAGTCGGACATAGGGGAACGGCGGGTCGGGGATCACCACCTTCACCGTCTCGTCGCCGACTTCAATCTCTACCTCTGGCGACGGCGCAGACTGCGTCGCATGGATTGTGGCCTTGAAAGGCGTCAGGTCCTGCCCCTGATACGCGCAGCCCGCACACCGATCCGCTCCGCACTTCTCCGCAATCTGCGCGCACCGGAACGGGCCGGTCGGCAGGTTATCCATCGCCGTCTGATAGCCACCTTCGTCAAAGTCGCCCTGCTCGGACCACCACCGGCAGAACTCCGCGCCGCCGTCGCTGGTGTAGTAGAACAAGCCGAGGCCGATCCGCCACGGCCAATAGCCGAGCCCCTTGATGTTGTTGACCAGCCACTTGGCTTGTGCACAGGTCTGCGTTAGCGGGATTAGCTCGACCGGCTCCCACTCCTTGGCCGGCTTCTCGTCGATGTTGCCCTTGAAGCCCTTCATGTGCTCAGGCACGACCTTGTGTGGTGGCATCGTAGTCGACGACGCCGCCGGGCGCACCGCATCGACCGTCACGTTTGCCACCTCGCAAGAGGAGGTCAGCATGGCGATGAACTCCTCGGTCGGGGTGAACTCGCCCTCGACGAGAACCTTCACCGGGCGCGGCGGGTCGGTCTTGTAGTTGAAGGTGCCGGCGACGCGCAGAACGCTCGCCACATCGGTCGTGCGGGCCGGATCGATGATCAGGTCATAGTGCTCAGCCAGCGCCCGCAGCCGGGCGGCGTAGACCCGCCACTGGTGGGTCTGGATGCTGTCTTCCAGCAGCCAGTAGACATGCAGCCCGCCACCCGACTTGACGACCATCGGCGTCGGCAGCAGCGCCTCGTCGCAGAACCGCTGAAGGTCCTCGAAAGCGGCCTTGGCCGTGGGATACTTGCCATCGCCTTGACCTACATCAAGATCAAAGAAGAAGGCGCGGGCCTCCAGCATGTTGTCTTGGGTTCGGATCGACCACGCGCCCACCTCGCCGGTCTTGGGGTCGCGCTTGCGCGGGTTCCAGACCCGCTCCTCCTTGAGGGAATGAACGCAGAAGTAGATGTCGCGTCCACCCTGCTTCTCGACGAACTCCGCAGCCTCGGTGATCGTGGAGTAGACCGTGTGCCACCAGCCCCCGTGGGCCATCTTGATGGCGATGCAATAGAAGCCGTCGTCCGGCCATACCGTGCGTAAAAAATCAACTGGGTTCATACCCCCCCGCTCCCCTGCTCTCCGATGGCGTTTTGAAATCGACTACTCGCGGGCGCGCTCCCGCACCATGCACTTGAGCAAGATCAAGTAGACAATCATGTCGTCGATCCGACCCTCAATCGGCTCCAGCCGCTCGCGCTCCTTCCCATCAACAATGTCGTCGATCCACTGATGGATGGCGTCGTGGTGCTTGGCGAAATAGACCGACCAGATCACCTCCATGGGGAGCCGTCGAGCTTGCCCGTTCCGGCGAAAATTCGCAAGGCGGTCGATATCGCCCGCATACTCGCCACCCTTCAGCTTGCCCAACTTCTCGATCTCGGCGACCGTCTCAGCCACTACATCTTGATACTCGGCGTGCGAAAAAATTTTCGACATGCGTGCTGCCCCCTTTTGACGCAGATCGGGGGACCAGTGGCCCCCCGAGATTGCTTGAGATTACCTGAGATTACTTGCCCCGGTTCTTCCACCGGGCGGCGAGGTCGCCCAGACCGTCGTCGCCGTCATCCACCGGCTCCCGGCTCGGCGCATTTGCCGCAGGGGAGCGGCTCGGCGTCGGGCCTTCGTCGTCATCGACGAACGGCGGCGCTTCAGCCTGAGTGGCCGGGGCCGCTTCGGCGGCGCGAGCCGCGTCCATCTCGGCCTTGGTGCGACGCTTGCGCTTCGGGGGTTCCTCAGCCGCCGGGGCGTCTGCCTTGAGCGGAACCTCCTGCACATTGTCGTCGTCCAGCGAGGGCTTCTTCGGCTCGGGAGCCTTGTAAGCCGCCGGCGGCTCGGGGGCCTTGATCTTCTCCCCGTCCACGCCGTTGGGCGTCCAAGTGCCCTTGAGCAGGTTCTTCACCTCGTCGCTGTCGAGGCGCTCCTGCACGCCGTCCCACTCATCCTCGTTCAACCAGCGGTCGTCCGAGAAGATCAGTTTGGGGTAGTTGGCGTTCGGGTCGAACCGCATCTTGGTGACGAGCATCGCCGACGAGGGAACCTCCTGCGCCTTCAGATACTCGATGTAGTTCTGGAACGCGCGCCAGCCCTGATTGACGAGGTCCGGCGACTGCTTGTCCCAGTCCGACGTAACAGCGAGCTGCATGCGCATGGCCGGGAACTTCAGATCGGTGGACGGGATGACCACGATGGTGCGGAACTCGGAACAAGCGACGGTGCCCTTGCCGGTCGTCGGATTGATCTTGGAGTTCTTGGCCGACTTGGGGCACATGGCGCAGGTCGGAGCCATCGCGTCCACGACGCTGGCGTGAGGCTTGACGCCATCCTCGGACCAGCAGCGCGGCATCGCCTTCGCCTCAGGATCGAAATCCTTCTCGTAGAAGCGGCGGCCACGGCGGGCGTTATAGTCGAGGATGATGCCGCGGAAGACCTGCAACGGCACGATGTCTCCATCGGCGTTGCGCCCTTCCAGCTTCTTGGTCACGCCGCCGACGCTGGCGGTGAAGACCTTGCCGCCATAGGACAGCGTGGGGACCGAGGTGCGGCCAACGGCCTTCTCGGCGATATTACCCCCGCCGGCGGCGCGGGCCTGCTTGACGAATGCCGGGACAGCGGCCCCGGTAATGGTTGCGATCTCTTTATTGGACATTTGCGTCACCTTTCAGGACTGCGATCTCTTTGTCGATCCCGGCGAGGCCGGTCTCGACGCTCTCTTTAAGCAGCTTCAGTTGGTTGTCGATCTCCTTGCGGTTGGCACACATGCGCAGGGCCAGAAAATGGCCAAATGCGCTGATGAACTCGGACGGCGGAACGGCCTCACTGATTAGCAAGAAGGTCGACACCGCCTGCTCAAATCTTTCTTCATTGAACGCCATCAGTTTTTCCTCACACGCACGACGTTCTGGCGGATGATGGACACGCCATCCGGTATCTTGCCGGTCATCTCCATCATCTCCTTGACGTAGGTTTTCTTGATGCGCTTCTCCAACGCGTCGAACGCGTCGTGGTCGCGCACCCAGTCGTAAAACGCGGTCCAGTCCGAACAAGTCGGTATGATGTCTTCCATCTGAAACGCGGTACCAAAGTCGGTGCGAACCGACTTGATGTTGTTGTCCATGAGGAACTTGAGGATCGCCATCTCGACGCGCTCCTCATCAGCTTTCAGAGCGTTATCGTTGGCTTCCCACTCACGTTTAGCCTCCGAACGAGCGGCCTTAATCTGCTGTTGGATTTGCACTAGCTCATCAATTTGCATCACGTTTCTCCGATGTCCATTAGTCTTCTCCGCGATCTACTTCTAGTTTGTAAATGAGCTGATACAGTTGTGATGCTGCTTCTTCAGCCACATCGTTTTCGTCTCGGTTGGTTATAACATCTATCAAGATGCTCTCGGCCAGTTTGATCAGATTGGCTCGAACTGTCAATAGTCGTAGTTGGTCCATTAGTCTTCTCCGATTACAGACTTATAGAGGTTAAGGATGTTGTCTTGGGTGACGTTCTTACGATCTAGGATGTCGTATATCTGCCACTCTAATTTGTGCGCCCCAATCTTGACGATTGTCATTTTTCGTGTCTGACCCGCTCGGTTAATGCGATCCTTAACCTGTTGATACTCGTCGTTGCTGTATATTGGTGCGTAGAAAATCATCATATCAGCTTCGACCAAGTTAAGCCCATGCGACATGACTGCCGGATGGCACAGCAGAACCTGAGGGTCAGGCTCGTGCTTGAACTTGCGGAATATCTCGTCGCGCTTGCGCGGCGTGACATCCCCGTTGACGATCTCACAAGTGTAACGTTTGCCCACCTCCTCTGCCAGAAACCGAATGATGCCCTTGAACGGGACAATAACGACGACCTTCGCCGCCGCCTCCTCGATGCTATCGAGCAGGACCCGTAGCCGAGGCCCATGCGGCAGCGCCACATACTCCTCCGTATCAGGGTTCTTGATCGCCCCGCACAATATCTGACGCAGCTTGCCGACCTTGTCGGCCGCGTTCATCGCCATGATCTTCTGGTTCGCCGCCTCCGTCACCATCGAGATGCGCATCCGCTCGAACGCCGCAATCTGCTCCTTGGTCATGGCGCAGTCGCGCTCCTCGAACGTCAGCGGCGGCAGGTCCAGACAGTCCTTCTTGAAGTAGCGAACGGCAGGCTGAAGGGCGTTGAACGCCTGCGTATAAGCGTCTTCAGCCGGCACCCACTTGTAGCGCGACACCTTGCGCATCGTGCGCCGCTCGAACTCCCCGTAATACAGCGGCACCCGCTGCGGCGAGATGATCCGCGCCAACGCCCATGCGTCGGTCGGCGCGTTCGGACAGGGCGTGCCTGTCAGAAGCCACACACGCATATCCTCGCGGATCGTCTTCACCAACTGGCGATACTTCTCGGTGCCTCGGTTGCGGAACTTCGACGCCTCGTCCACAATGATCAGATCGATGTCGTCGCGCGAGCGGATGTGCTGCACGAGCCAGTCGTCCTGAAGACCGTCGTGGTTGATGATGTAGAAATCCGCCTTGGTCTGGATCATGCGCTTGCGATAGTCGGGGTTGCCGTGAACCACCACGGCGTGGCGGTGCATCAGCACATCGAAGATGTCGTGCTTCCAGACACGGTCCACTGTGGACAGCGGTGTTAGTATGACGGCACGCTTTACCTCTCCCGCCTTCATTAACGCGTCCGCTGCCCACAGTGTCCCGGCCGTCTTCCCGGTGTTGCCGGTGCAGAAGATGCAGCCGTTACGACGTAACACCAAGAAGGACGTCGGCACCATAAAGCAATATTTGTAGCCGTCAGTTGGCTTCTGCCACCAAACATTCTCAGCTACCTGACCGCCGTTGCGACCGTAGAGGCCGACTGTCGGATCACCTACCTTAGCGTGCATATTGACGACGCCCGGTCCAACGTAGTCACGATTGTCTGCACACCGCGTCGTGCGCCGTCCAGCGGCGCTAAACGCATACTGGGCGAAGTCGGCGTCGATCGGATTGCCGCTCCAACGAACGCCGCCGGCCTTGGCGAATGACCCATCCCAATGTGGTAGCTCGTCGGCGATAACCTCCAACTGATGCTGTGTGGCAGACCACCATTCGACGCCGAACCCTTTCATCATCGGTGGCGTAAACGAAAAACGCATGAACCCGTCAGGTTGCGTCGGGTGAACCGAGTAAGAGATGTCGGCGTCGAGTAGCAATTTGCGCAGCCGTGCGATCTTACGCGGCTTCTTGACACGAATGTTCACGCGATCCGGCCTCTCATACCAACCATCTGCGTTGCAGGCGACCTGTAGCCGGATCAGATCATCCGAAAGCGCCATCCCCGGCGTTCCGACAACCTTGAAGGTCGTGCGAAACCGAAAGGAGCGGCACTCCAGCGACTGACTACCATACATGCCGAGGATGTAATCGGCACGCACGACGTCACCGTTCGCCAGCAGCACGCGGTGCTCCGGCGACAGAAGCTGGTCAACACCGCGCGTCGTCTTGAACCGGATCATCGTGTCGCACGGCAGCTTCACATACTCTGTCGGCTCGACGAACTCAGCCTCGCCGGTCTCCGGGTGGTATTGCGCCACCGGACCACCAGCATATTGATCAATCCGACGCCAGCCGGTCGGCGACAGATATTCCGTCGCCGCGTCGACGCAGCCCATCTCGGAGAGATTGAAGGCGCGGGGATTGGCGCACATAAATTCCGCCATGTCTCGCTGATGCTGGAACGGCTTATATTTGCCGGGCCAATCGTAGTTCGTCAGCACGCCGGTCGGCACGGTGTAGCCCAGATTGGCCAGTATGCGTGTTGTCTCGACGCCGTGCTGCACAGCGAGGTTGAACTGTGGGTGATCCAGCAACTGTGTGCTATCGGGGATCAGCTCGCAGATCGCGAAGGGGTCAGGAACGTGCATGAGCACGCTTCCTGATTGTTCATGTAACTGCATTTTAGTGGCCCTGTTATGCAAACAAGTCTTCCGTCAAGGCGCGGATCGCGTTTAGCATCATCGAACCATCATCGGGCGATGGCTTCTGGTCTTTCTTGATCAGCTCGATGGACCGACTGAAGGCGTCGAGGAACTGCTCAAGGAACTCGATGTTACGTTCGCTGACGACGAAGCCGTAGCCCTTCATTGCGATGATACTGTCGAGATACGCCTTCTGGTGATCGGTTGGCTTATTCTTGCCGAACTTGGTTTCGATGGCAAGAAAGACTGCGTTCTGGAGGGCGTTGAAATCCGACACACCGATCTTGCCGAAGCCGTTGGCGGGCGGGCACCACCAGAACCACTCATACTTGTTGAGCAGCCTCTTGACCTGCTTCTTAACGTCGGCCTCGTTGCGGTAGATGATGGGCTTATTCATATCCAGTTCCTCTTTTGAACATGCTTGATTTCCATCGTGTCGGCGCACGCCTTCATCGCATCCAGCTTGGTGCGGTAGAAGCCTCTGACCTCCCACTCAAACTTGCAGGGCAGATCATAAACGAAGGGGCCGTAGGGCACGCCCTCAAGATCGAAGTCGCGAGTGATCTTACACTTGTTGGTCACGACTATACTGTCCCCCGGCACCACCTCGCACCGCGTCGTCATATTGCGTGACGCCAGCCACGCCTTAAATCGTTTCATCATCGCCTATAGTTCCCTCGTAAGACCGTTATGATCGGTTGATACTCGTAGTCCGCGTTTGGATGCGCTTCACCTATGATCGACCTGAAGCATTGCAGGTCGGCCTCAGCGAAGAACCGCTCGATCTCGTCCCGCAGCTCCTCTCGAACTTCCGGCTGCTGCCGGTCGAACTCGTGCCACGACATGTTGATCGCGCGAGGCATACGCATCACACCCACCCATTCAATGCGCACAGCCTCCCCGGCTTGCGCTTCGGTTGAAACACCACCTTCGGCTTCGGGGGCTTCGGGGGCTTAGGTGGCGCAGCTTGCTGCTTCGCCATCCGCACCCTCAACGCCTTCGCCATCGCCTCACGCTTGCGCCGAAGGATGGCTTCCCTCTCCTCAGCTGTCTTCTCGACGACCTTCGCAAAGTAGCGGCGACGGCGCTTCTCCAACTGCTTCGCCCTGAACGCAGGGTCAGTTCGATACCGCTCCTTATACCGCTCCTTTCTGCGCTGTTTCACATCGTCGCGCTGCCCCCATACGCGGCTCCATGTTTTCTTGCGCTGCTTGGCAGACGCCCTCTTGGCTTCCTTCTCGGCCTGCATCTGGTCCCATGCCGCCTGCACTTCAGGCGGCGGTGGCACCCCCTTCTTTCTGGCTCGCGACATCGCCGCGTAAATGCGGCTCTTGATTGGATCGAGGTTCGGCATAATACGCTCTCAACTCTACTCCCAGCGCGTCGGCCCAGCGACGCAATTTAGGCAGCGACGGGATCGCCCGCCCGGTTTCCCAGTGCCACATGGTCTGCTCGTTGAAGCAGGTCCGATCCGCGATCACGCGTAACGGAAGGCCCATGGCGTAACGACGCTCACGCAGCGCCGCTATCAGTGGATCGAGTTCACGCGTCACTATCGTCTCCTACCGCCGTATGGATCAAGCTGACGGCGGCATCGACAAAGTCAACACTGCGGCGCTCACGCTCGGCGGCGAGTTCGATAAGCGCGTTGGATTTTTCACGCTGCTCACGCGCCGCTGCCGCCTCGAACAGTTCTTTTTTGGCGCGCTCGGCGGCGAGTTCGGCGCGGAGGCGCTCGATTTGACGCTTTAGGTCAACGTCACTCATCCCCGCCTCCCTTCGTCTCGGCCAACACGGCGCGGGCGCGGTCTATTGCCCGCGTAAAAACCTTCGGCTCGCTCTGCGCTATTTTGCCTACAGCGGTTTCCCATTCGTCCTGAGTGCGGACCATTTCCTCCAGCGCCTCGCGCAGCTTGGTGTTCTCCACTCGCAGCTTGACCAATTCCACCATGGCATTTGCGATGATGAAATTGCCGTGGCGGTCATAGCCTCCTTCGGAACCATCCGGCTCGTCGTCATAATCTATCGAGTTGTCCCAATCGGAGCCGTTGGAATACTTGCGGTCAACGTCACTCATCCCCGCCTCCCTTCGTCTCGGCCAGCACGGCGCGGGTCTTTGCCGCGCGCTTTCCTATTTCTATGGTGACGCCAACAAGGGATGCGTATTCATGCACCCGCATCAAATACATATTTCTCGCGCCAGTTTCCATTTCTGATATATCGCGCTGGTGGTAGTTCAAGGTCATTGCTACACGATCCTGCGACCATCCCTTTTTCTTGCGGGCCTCGCGTAACTGTTTTCCAATTTCAGCGAGTGTCATTGCTCAATCACCCTCACAGAGCGGCGTCGATGGCGGCGTGTAAATTGTGCAGTTGGGAAGACGCGACGGCCTTTGATGGCGCTGGCAAAAATCCCTTCACTAGCACCAGCGCCTCGCGCAGCTTGGCGACGCGGACGAGCGCGACCCTCAAATCACTTGTAAGTTTTGAACATTCCTCAAGGAGGTCGTCATTTTGCTCCCGCTCGGCGGCGAGTTCGGCTTTCAACTCTTTCACGCGGTCCAATTCGACTGCCCACGCCTGCGTAATCTGGTTTTTATCCAGAAGGTAGCTCTCACACAGCACACGCTCGGCGGCGAGTTCGGCGCGGAGGCGGGTGATTTCAGCATCCCTCTGGTCGTGATACCGTATCGGTGAATACTCGCTCATCCCCGCCTCCCATTGAACTCGCACTCCATCACCGGACACCATTGAGCGCAAAGCCCTGACTTGCGCGCCTGCCAGATGTCCGTCTCGAACGCCTCGGCATACTGCATCAGGTCCGGCACGAACGTGCGCCACAGGTTCTTGGCGTCGTCACGACGATAGTGCATCGCCGTAACATCCTTGGTCTGTGTCCAATAGAAGCTGGCTTCTACCCACTGGACATCCGTGTAGAGCGCGAAGGTATGAAGCGCAAAGAGTTGAAGCTGGTCAAACTTTTTATGCTGTTTGCCCGTCTTGTAGTCGACGACGGTGGCCTTGCCGATGCCATTGCTGTGATCGACCTTGATGTAGTCGATCACGCCCCTATAGAATACGTCCTTATCAAAAAAATTGCACGGCTTCCTCTCCATATTCAGAGCGATTTTCTGCTCGGTCGCGTGTATCCCCGGCAGTTCCTCCAGCGCCTTCATAAAGGGCTCATGCTCCTTCAGATTGTCAGGCAAAGGCTTGCCTATCGCTTGCCGGTCTTCAAAGTGCTTATGAACCTCCTCGCCCCAAATTATTTGAGGAGATTTCGG